GTATGCGCTGCTTGAGAACTCTATAGACGAGGATATCCACCGGCTCCTAGAGCGAAAGCTATCAGTTGTTACTGAAGCAATCGATGGAGCCAGTGGGCAGGAGGTTATCCTCTCCCTACTAGGTAGGAGAAATTAGTCCAAGACCTCGACGGCAATAGTTTTTTCTTGGACTTCGGTATCCATTGACTTGTCAAACTCATCGTCAAGGAATTCAGCATTTTCGTTTAGCCAATAACCCTTGTCGTCAATTGGCCACTCGTCCCACTTAGACGGAAGTGGTTTGGTCAAGTGGTATCGAACGTATCGAGTTTCCTCAACAGTACGAGTTTCAATGTTGGTTACAAGGTACAGAGCCATTTAGTAGTCCTCTCGTGGCGGCATATCGCGCTTGATTACATATGATAACCAAGCCAATGGTGCAATTCCAATTATGCCGAAAAGCATAATGACTGGTGCTACTTCAGGTGCTTGGTACATAAAGAACCAAGACGACAAGATGGTTGTGAGTATGCCAATGCGAACGACACTTTGCATACAGTTATAGAGCATTCTGTCGGTCATAGTGCGATACTCTCGCCCTCTGTGTCAATTCCAAACCAAACCCCACCACCGTTGCCCTCGTAATCCTGTGACGGGTACAACTTTACCCCATTGGACAGAACCATAACGATAGGTGTGCCGTTTCCGTACCCAACTTCCCAACCCTCTGCCTCAATTTCAGCAGGGGTCATTTCACGAAGTTCGGTAATGGTCATTCCCTCAATTGCTATCTGTTTAGTAGTCATAATTACAGTATAGAAACCCGTCAGTACCATTTTGGCGATTTCCGGAGCATCGCCAAAATAACCCTGACGACTGGTTACTATCACTTCATGGAAAAACTACCTAAATACATCAACGTCACCCGCGTTATTACATTTGATGTTCAGGACATATCTGACATACTTCATGAAGTAAAGCCCGATGGAGAAGAAGTCACAATGGAAGAAATCATGGACTACATCTCAGATGATTTGTCTGACTGGTTTGTTGGCAACTTTGGCGATTTGATTTGGAAAGATGAAAACGGAGAAGACATTGACAACTGATTTTGCAACCACCATTGTTTCTACTGACGGGTTTACCGTTGAGTACTCTGACCCGCTGCGACTAGATAGGCTCGACCCTGCTTGGTTTGTTTGGGGTTACAACCACACATTTGTCGCCCGTGTGAGCAAGCAAGGCCACTCCATTGATGTCTTTTGTGATGGAGAAATGCGAATCCACGTTTGGGACGATGGTTCTATGAAGTACAAAGACTCAAACTTCACAGTCATTAGGTACTCAGACAGACTTGAGGAATACGGTTTCAACAATGACCTTGACCTTATTGCAGCTGAACCACGAATTGAGTGGGAGAACAATGCTTGGTTTGACCTCTACTGGTCATTTGGTGTGAAAGATGAAGAGGGAGAAGACTGGTTGAACTGTGTTACTCATGAATTGAGTGATGCCGTGAATCAAGCAAAGGCTGTCATTGACGACAGAATCGCACAAAACCTCCCCGTACTCGATTAGGATAGGACTATGGCACTAAAAAGAAGCATCAAAGAAGCAGACGTAGACAAGAAGCACCACGAATTGTGGGCAGACTTAGAGCAAGAGTTCGGAAGCAAGTACCGTATCCCCTCTGAGAAGCAGTTTGAGATGAGTGCATACACCCGTGGTATGTATTGTTTGATGAGTTGGGACGGCAAAGGCTCGCCGGCCCGATACTTGGCATCGTATTCCATTGATGAAAAGACGATTATCAAGCTCGTAGCAGACTTCTGCGGCGAAGAAATCAGCGAAGATGACCTCTCTGTAACCAAAGAGAAGCGTGCAGATAAGTACGATGCTCTAGTTTCGTATGCGAAAGAGAATATCTTCCGTCAATGCACTACAGAAGAACTTGTAGAAGTCGGTGGTTTCTCGTATCAGACCACTCTGAAGTACTTACAAGAGTCTGCTTGGTACAAGAAAGTGAAGAAAGGCTTGTGGGAGTGCCGCGATGCAAAGGCCGATAGAGAAGCAGAGAAGAATTAGGCTTGCCATTTGTCTAATGGACACTCTGAATCAACGAATTTGACCTTCATTGGCATAAAACAACCACACTCCAAGCAGGCTCGAGTCTCTTTATCAAGTGATTTACAGCCTAAGCACGTCTGAAAACGCGCCATAGAGACATCGGTGGGTACTGTTTCTTCTAAGTTGTTCATAAGCCTTCTGAATAAACGCGTCACAAAGCGAGTTTAGTTCTTCTTTTTGCACCTATGCGCATACTCCGGACCCCATTGGCAAGGGTCCCAAGGTCCCCAACCCGAAGCTTTGAACATAATGAAGCCTGCTTTGAGGTTTACGAGTGGGTCAAAGAGTGGTTCTTGTGTACAAATATCCATTTCGCGGCAAATAAGAGCCCATTTATTGCGAGATGGGTCGTAGTTCACTCCATTTATCTGCAACAAACCCGTATCAGAACGGTGAGAGTAGGTAGAAACACCCGTGATATTGCAGTTCTTATCCACAATGTCGCCACCACGTCTGTTAGGACAGCCACCTGATTCTCTCAGAACGATTTGTGTGAGTCGAGGGATTGCTTTCTTGGGCCAACCTGCTGCCAAAGCGAGTTCAGGAAGCCACGAGACATCGCCGTGTCTGAAAACTACCGTCTGAGAGAGGGTTAGTGGTTCAGTCCGGTCGGCAACAGCCGATGAAAACAGCGATATTTGGTCACCCCCTATCGGTGTGCTAGGTGCTAAAGCACCAAAGGCAAAAAAAACTAAAGAGGTAACCCAACCAGCAATGATTCTCAAACTGTTCTCCTGAAATAGGTGGATAAGGTACAGGTTTAGTAAATCCTGCTTATGTAGTTCAGTAACTCAGTACTTCAATGTTATCAGATTGCAGCACAAAATGACACTATTACGTTACCCGTGGGTAATTAGTCCTTCACAATTGGCTGAGTTGCAAGCCTATCAACGAATTCATTGGGGTTCTCCAGCTTCAGAGAAACCATATAAGTCCCGTTGTTCTCCGAGACTGGCATCAGTCCCATTGAGTCAATGATGTAGCCGGCCAAAGTCAGAGAATCGTTCTCGACCTCAATGATTTCCTTGTCAGTCATCTCGTTGACGTTCTCGTCGGTGATTTGCAAGTCGGTCAAAAGCTCCTGAATATGCTCAAGAATAGCCATTCTTACTTCTGTTGCGTCCATATGGTTGCGTAGCCCTTTCGTAGGTGTTAGGCTGACACTCTAGCAAGAAACCAACCCGATATCTAAGGAGAAGAAATGAATCTTTCACCAATTACTGTGATTGGAAATATCACAGCAGACCCGGAACTCACGTTCCTTGGAAGTGGAACACCAAAACTGACATTCTCAGTTGCAGTGAATCACGTCTGGTATGACGACAAGAACGAAAAGCAAGAGAAAGTTTCTTTTGTGAACGTAACTGCTTGGCGTTATTTGGCAGAAAACATTGCACGTTCGGCAAGCAAGGGTGTAGGCGTAATTGTTTACGGCCGCCTCGAGCAGAGAACGTATGAAAAAGATGGCGAAAAGAAGTCAATCACTGAAATTGTCGCCGAAGAAGTAGGAATCTTGGTTCGTTCGATTGAGTCAATTGAGCGTCGCAAGAGTGCAGAGAACGGAACGAAGCCTGCTGCAAAGCCTGCGCAACGTCCACTCGCACGAGTTGGCTCTGAAGAAGAGCCTTTCTAACAAATTCGCCATTCCCTTGGCGTAGGTAGGTGTGTCCCATCAGTTGTTTCCGGAACGTGCAGCTGATGGGATTACACTTTTTAGATGACAACAGAACACCGAAAGTCGCCTCGACGCAAAATAAAGTCGATTGAGCGCATCGGGACTTGGGGAAACCTCAAGTATCACCACTTATTAGAGTGCGGCCACACAGAAGTTCGAGCAAGAGCATCTTCAGCTCCCAAATTAGCTTGTGCCTGGTGCTTGCGTGTCGAAGATAAAAAAGATGAACTTTCTGCGCTTGTTTCGACTGGCAATCGAACTGATGAAAACTTTGATGAAATGTTTATAAAACAACTCGATAATGAATCACGTGTTCGAGCAGAAATATCGAAGCGGCTGCAGGTCCCGGTCGACGCGATTGACGTAACAATTGACGAAATTACCGGAATTAGAGCTGCGCGCATTTTCTTTTCTCCCTCAGACGTGTCTAGAATGACGGGACAATAACCGTTCCGACACAAAGGGGAAATGTACGTGGCCAATCTTTGGGGTATTCCTGTTAAAGACCAGCTCTTTCCAAGAGGACGTGCAGCTTGCACCGGGCATAACACTGAAATGTGGTTCCCGGATTACACAGTCAACAAAGATTCACACACAAAACGTGAACTTGTTGCAAAACGCAACAAAGATATTGCAGCAGCAAAAGCAATTTGTGAAACGTGTGAGATTAAACAAGAATGTTTGATGTGGTCACTGAAGTATGAGCCGTTTGGTATATGGGGCGGCCGTGATGAACGTGAGCGTTTCTGGGACAGACGGGACTTAAAGGTTGAATGCGTGATTAATGAGCGCTTATTCATTCCGGGTCTTGGCCGTGTTTCTACAGCTACAGTAAAAACGGAGACGCGCGTCATTGGACGTATGAAGTGATAAACATTGAGGACTTTTTAAGCCGCTTTGAGGGAGTGAAAGGCGGCAACAATCAGTGGCAAGCTCGATGCCCGTGTCGAAATGATGACGAAAACCCGTCGTTGGCCATTGCATACAAAGATGAACGTATTCTTGTCAACTGTTTCCGTGGTTCTAGTGCGTGCAGCGCGCAGGAAATATGCAAAGAAGTAGGTCTAACTATCAATGACTTGTTCCCGGACAAGCCAAAAGAGAAAAAACTCTCAAAAGTTGCAGAATATAACTACTACGACGAAGCTGGGGAGCTGTTATTTCAGAAAGTACGTTACGTTGACCAAGATGGAAGAAAGACTTTCCGTCAACGCCGTCCCGTAGATGGTGGTCAATGGGAGTATTCACTCGGTGATACGCCAAAAGTTCTTTATAATCTGCCGGCAGTACGTGCAGCTATCGCAAACAACACGTCTATCTACGTCGTTGAGGGAGAAAAGGACGCTGATGCACTGATTGCACGTGGATTAGTTGCTACAACAATGCCCGGAGGGGCTGGAAACTGGCTTGATATCCACACAATGGCTCTTGCAGGCGGGACTATTGACATTGTTGCAGATAATGACGAAGTTGGCCACGAACACGCTGCTGATGTTTTCAGAAAGTTGCAAGAAGTTGGTTGCGACGTAGCTTTATGGCGCTGCCCATCAAAGAAAGATGTGTTTGACCACCTTGCAGCCGGGCTGAACTTAGATGAACTTGAGCCGCTTGACCCGGACGGACTTACGGAGCTTGTATCGGCTGAAGTCCCGAGTGAAGAAACGCCATTGACGCAAGCAATCGAGAGAATTGCGGCCACGTTGCTCAACCCGGACCTCACGCCGCAACAAAAGTTGCTAAAAGCAGCGCTTATTTCGACTAGCGCAGCAACAGAGCAGCCGCTGTATACCGGGCGTCTTGTGAAATGGCAAGATTTCATCAATGAGGAACAGTCGAGTGAGCCTAAATGGGTAATCGACGGCGTGTTGGAAGCACAAGAACGTGTAATTGTTGTTGCAGCTGAAGGCGTTGGTAAAACAATGTTGATGCGGCAGGTTGCAATTCTTACCGGGGCCGGCATTCACCCATTCACTTTTCAACCAATGCAGCAGCGGCGTACATTGTTTGTTGACTTGGAGAACCCGGAACACATTATTCACAAAATGTCATCACAAATCTTTGCTGATGTTTTCAAAATGGGTTGGGTCAAGGACGTTGAGGCTCAAATTTGGATGGAGCCATCGGGACTGAACCTGCTGAACAAGGCTGACAGGCAAAAACTTGAGGAACAGATAGAAAAAACACGCCCGGAACTCATTTGTATGGGGCCGCTGTATAAGAGCTTCGTTGACCCCGGCGGCAGAACGTCTGAATCAATCGTTGTTGAGATTGCTAAGTACCTTGACTACATCAGAACTGTATATAACTGCGCATTATGGCTAGAACATCACGCACCACTCGGTACGACGATGGCTACACGGGACTTGCGCCCGTTTGGTTCAGCAGTATGGTCACGTTGGCCGGAGTTTGGTATTGCATTATCACCCGTACCAACCGGGGAACCTTACGTTTACGACATTAGACACTTCAGAGGAGCGCGTGATGAACGTGCGTGGCCGTCACTTATCAAGCGCAGCCCACGTCCCGGCGGCCGTTTCCCATTTACAGTGTTAGAATATCTAAAGGTATGAACGATAAGAATAAAGTAATGAACCGGGAGTTCTTGGCTGAACGGGACTATCGCATTTTTGCGATGAAGAAAGCCGGGCTTGGTGTTCGAGAGATTGCTCGACGTTTCGATATGACCACAGCGGCCGTAAACAAGGCAATTCAGCGGCAACTGGCCAAGATGAACCAAGAAGCGCAGCTAAATTACTCGGAAGTTCTACGTTTGGAGCTTGAGCGGCTCGATGCGCTGCAGTCAGCTATCTGGCCAATGACACAAAATCGAAAAGTTACGTCAGATGATGGCAAAGAAGTGCAAATCGAACCAGAAATCAAGGCAATTCAGCAAGTTTTGTCGATTATGGACCGGAGAACGAAGCTGCTTGGTATGGATAATGTCAATATCAATGTACAAATGGACGTTCAGGAGAAGCAAGGCAACATAATCAAGGCAACTCTCGCCGGCCAGCAAGGAATGGCGGCTGGTGCAAACCAATTTAGTCCCGAAGAGGACGCGAAGAAGCTGCTCGAACTGATGGCGGCCTCCGGGGTTCTCCCGGAAGCTATCGTGCGTCAACTAATGTCTGAAGGTGAGCCTATCCAAGATGCAGAAGTGGTGGAAAACGATGTCGAACTCAGACAAATCAATTCAGGAAGCGATGAATGACGTGGCCGATGAAATGAAGCCGCAAGATATGAATGTCAAACCCGTTGCCCCGGTCGAAGAAGGCGACAGTCCCGCAGATAAGCAAGTGATTGTGCGGCTGACACTCGAAGAACGTGAGAACTGGAAGGCCGCCGCAGACAAGACTGGCCAAACTTTGTCAGCTTTTATCCGGGACCTTTGCAATGCGCGGGCCGATGAAGTGCTTGTCTGTTCACACCCGGTAAATCAACGTAGATTTTACCCGTGGGCCGAGTTTTGCCTGAAGTGCAATACTCGTATGAGGTAATCGCCAGAATACATCTGACGATTTTGTACCATTGAGGTATGACATCAGAACTTGTGAATTGCAAGAAGTGTGGTCTTGAATGTTTTTGGGATACCAATCGTCACGGCAAGAAGTATTTGGCCGTGAAAATGGTTCAGGAATATGCAGGTGGCACGGGTGTTTGGAAACAACCCCACTATTGCACGGCTACCCCAGAGCAGGCCGCGGAGTATCAGGCCCTTGTCAAACTTCAGAAAGACGAGGAAGCCAGAGTCAGGTTGGAAGCACTTGCTAATGGCGAAATTGTTGTTGGCCAAACGGTCAAGGTTTATCGTGGTCGCAAGGTCCCACAAGGAACGATTGGTGTCGTGTTTTGGGTTGCAGAGGAAGCAGACGATTTCGGTACTTACAAGATTGGTATCAAGTCGGCAGACGGAACTAAGCACTTTGTTGCAATCAACAATGTTGATTTCTACTTTGACGGTGCTGATGAACTCAATGCCAAAAGAGTTGCTACAGAAAAAGCAGAAGCAAAGGCACGACGCGAAGCAGTAAAAGCATTTATTGCTTCAGGAGAGGAACTGGAAATCTAATATGAAAACGTACGAGGTGTCTCTTACTACTTCTACTTCAGTCATTGTTCGTGTTCAGGCTGAGAACGAGCAAGATATGGCTGACAAGATTGCTGACCTTGACGTGATGAATGCGTTACAGGACCAGATAACGCAAGGCCAGACCTATCTTGACTGGGTTATTGATGACTGGGAAGAAATAGTTTAGTTACTTCTTCTTTTTAGTGTTTTCGTAGCGCTTCAGTAAGTTCCGGCCCTTAGCTGCAAGACGTGCTGCATCTTGTGCATTCTTCGGGACTGGCTCACCCCACGCGGCTGCGCTCAATGCAAGTCGAGTTGGTTCACCATTTGGCTTTTGCAACGGCCCGGAAGGGTTTGTGAAGAAACGTGTGAGGAAAGAACCTTTTCTACGCATCTTCTGCGGCGTATCAGCTGCACCCTTGACACCCGGACGCAAGTTGCCGCCTGATTGTCGATTGAAATGAGCTCGACCAGCTGCGGTTAGGCCGCCTTTTGGGTCTTTTAGTGGTTTTTTTGATTTAGTACTAACTGGATTTTCTGATTTAGTACTAATTGGAACGCAGTTAGGGACCATCTTCCCGGATTTTCCACGCTTCATACCAACTTGTTCGTATCCGGGCCAGCAAGGACCTGCTGCTTTACGGGACTTTGGCCGCATATCCTGCGCACGTACGGCTTCTTCTATCGAGTTTTGGTCGCGCTTACGTCGAGGAACGCCGCGTTTCTTGCGGCCATTCATATCTACTCCGTTGGCAGTAGTGCCACGAAGAATACCGAAGTCAGACTTTACTTCTTGCCTTTTCCCTGACCCGGCTTTGGTGCTTTTGGGCGCTGAACACCGGCCTTTGGTTTGCCGAAGAGCTTCTCCATCAATTCGTCCCGTGTAAGCGGCTTCACTGGGTCAAGTCCTGCAGCGTCACCCATTGGCTTCTTTTTCATCATTGGGCCTTTTGGCATTGGTCGAGCAGCACCCGGCATTGGTCGAGCGGCACGCGGCATCATTGGACCTTTTGGCATTGGCTTGTTCATACCTTTTTCACGCATTGGCATCTTGCGCATTGGACGACGTGGAGCTGCGAGTTCTTCCTCAGTTGGCTCCATTACTTCTTCGTCATCAACGAGTTCTTCTTCAGTTGGCTCAATGGCTTCTTCGTCCATCTCCATATCTTCACCCATGAGGTCCATGCCACGCTTCTTCATCTTGCGCATGCCGGAGCCCATCTTTGCTTCCATGTCGAGGAGCTCTTGGAGCTGCTTCTCAGCAAAATCTGCGTACCACTCTGCTGTGTGTTCTGCGTCTTGTGGGTTATTGCTTTGAGTCATTGTCGTTTTCCTCGCTGGAGTCCCGTTCTACCGGGACTTCTGGTTCTTTTCCGAATACGGATTCTTTTACGATTTTGGAATAAGCACGCGCTAATGCGAATACTTTGTTTGGGTCATCAAAACTCTTCGGAGTCACCATATCTTTGGCTCTTCTTCTTTCGGTTTGTACGTTTTACTAATCGATTGTCGATTACCCAATCATCATACTCGTCTGGCACACCCGGATGGGCGCGACAATACGCTTGATACTCACTAAATAATGATAACTCATCATCTTCTCGTGGATTGTAAGCCATTATTTTCCTTTTCTTGCTCTTTTGCCGGCCTTAGCCGCAGACTCAGTGTTTGGCACGAACTGTCGTCCCGCGCGTGAGCCTTCGACTTTCTTCCGATTTGTTGCTGCACGCTGCCCCGGAGTGAGTTTTTCCCACGCTGAGTCCGGGAGATAGCGGCGTGTGCCGCCGGGTCTTTCAGCTGGCTTTCCATCTGAGGTTCTCCAACGTTCTTTTGTCCACTTTTTGAGTGAGCGCTGCGTCTTTGAGGGCTTTCCTCGATAGCCGCCGCCTGCAGCTCGATATTTTTGTGCAACAAGTTGTGCTTTTCGAGCAGACCACTGTCCCGGCTTGCCGCCATCACTGCCGGCCATCACTTGGTTCTTGATACGTTCCCGGAGTGCTGGTTTCGTATAATTCATCGACTTTGTGAACTGTTCTGGCGCGTGTCTGGTGAAGTCCCGTACTGCAATCTCGGCCCATTGAGCTGATTTCACAGAAACAAGCTCTGGCACGTCGGCCATACGCCCGGAAGTCGAAAGAATTATGCCGCCGAAGTCCGGGTCTGGTTCATTGAGTGGGATAAAGCCCTTTGGTCGCCGCTTCATTCGACTTGCAACAGCTTCCCAAGCTTCACCCATACGTCCTATCATCTCTCTGCTCATCTGGGTAATTGCTTCAGTTCGTTCAGCGAGTGCTTCCTTCACGTTGGCAAAGATTTCCTTAGCGCGTTCTCTGTCAATGACTTGGTTAGCAACGAAGTCTTTGAGTAGGAAACCCATCATCTCGATGCCGCCAATGCGTAGTGCGTCCTCTAGTCCCGAGTCAACGAATGCAGCAAGGAGGTCCACTTGTTCCGTGTTTACCGGGACGTTGCCAAGTTGTTTAGCAATAGCCATCTTGCCGGCCATCTTTGACAATTTGATTCCAAACTTTACAACGTCTCGTACAGTCTTGTTCTTTTTGTACTTCTCCCAGTTCCTGTCAACGTCATCTACTACTTCGTCCCATTGGTCACGCAATTTACCCGTGAGGCGCGAGCGAATATCGGCCAATGCATCAAGCGCTGCTTGCTTTCGATTTGCATCAGTAACTTTTGGACCGGCAGCTGCTCGTGTAGCAATGTCCCGTCCATCAAGCGGCTTCTCGACTGTTCCTCGACTTGCAAAGCCCGGTTCAGACGCGGCCTTTCTCTTAGTTTCTCCAATGTCAACCATTGTTGACTTCCACTCGGTGTGTTGTCCTTGCCACGTTGAGTGGTTGTATTTATGAATACCATCGGTCTTATCGGTATCAAGTAGTGTGCGCTTGACGGGACTACCAGTTCGACTGTCCTCCCGGTCTGCAGCTCGACGAATAGCAGCTTCGACTACTGCCCAAGCTGCTTCAGCATCTGCATCTGCGCTGTGCCAGTTAGTAAGTTCTACACCATAATGGTCTGCAAGCGCGCCAAGCCTGTTTGACTTAGGTCTATCAACGTCATTGTCCTCGTATAAGTGGTCGATAATACCCTTTGAGTCAATGAACCCGGCTGGCTTCCATCTGCCCTCTAGTCCCGTGCCTTTGAGTGCTTCTTCCATTACACGTTGGTCAAAGATTTGGTATTGGCCGCCCATAACTTTGTTTTCACCAATGAAGTCGAGTGCTTCTGCCATAGCTTGTGCAATCGAAGGCTGCTGCTGCAACCACTCGTCAGTCAACGGGACTTCTATGCCGTTCTCGTCGGTACGTTTGAGATTATCTTTCGACCAACCACCAAGCGGCTGCCCCGGATTGATGTACATATTCTTTCTTTCGACGACTTTGCCATCGACTACTCGAATAATTCCCATTTGCACCGGCTTGCCGCCGTTTGTCATAATGCCGTTTTCGTCTTGTTCGATACCCGTAGTCTCAAAATCGAAGAATACAAGTTCTCCTTGCGTAAGCCGCTCGTAAACTTGTCGAAATGACGTAGCTCCCTCGAATATGTCTGCTGCTTTCCCGGTGTATGGGGCTACAGGCTCACGCGGCTCTTTAGGCGGCTCGACTGTTACTGCGTCCTTGCCAGTCCCGATAATTGTGGCTGCTTCCATTCGGTCAACCCGGAATGTGCGGCCTGCACCACGTGTCTTGTCGAAGCCCTCGACATACGTTATTCCATCTTTTTCGTAAATATTCTTTACTTCGACTCGACGTAGCGCGCCGTTGTACATAAAAGTTGCAGTTTTATTGTCATCTTTGCTGCGTTGTAGCTGCTCTTTGACTGCGCTAATCCCGGCTGGAGTTGTGACATCGACCTTTTCCAACGGGACTTCGTTGTCTCCTCGTGAAGCAAAGCCGCGCACTTCGACTTTACGTACAGTTTTAGTCTTTCCCTCCGGGCGTCGAGCATTAGGGAAGTACTCTTTTACGTAGTTTGTGAGTTCTGACTCGATTTGTTCTGCGTCGTATCCGGGGTCAATATTCATTACGGTCATTTTTGGTAGGCCGTTACTATCCTCGACTACAGATACCCGTGCAACACCTTTTCCTCTTTGTCGAACAACGAAAGTATTTGTTGTCGAGTCAACATGGTAAAGCTCTAATTTTTCACCATCTGCTGTCTCGAAGTAACGCGGCTTTAGTTTCTTGAAGCCTCGACGTTGTTTCGTATCAGCAATAGTTTGTGCTGGGACGCTTGTGTCGATTGCGCCGCGTGAAGCAAAGCCTCGAGGTACTTCTGGTTGTGGAGTGAAGTCCCGAATCCACGGCACTCGACGGTCTTTCTTGCCGCCGGGAGCATCGAACTCCGGGACATCAAGGAAGTCATAGGCCGCATCTTGCAGCGGCTTGTTCATTACGTCAAATACGTGTGGATTACCTGAAAGGATTGCGCTAATCGACTCAGCTATCAACTCATCAGCGTTGTAGTTTCCATACGTTGTATCAATGGTAGGAAGTACATCGCTAGTCCAAGTAGGGTTCTCTCGTCGAAGTCTTAGCCCTGTTGCTACATCTCCTGAGTGCAGTAGATTCCAAGCTTTAGCAATACGTGAGTCCTTATCGATTGTGCCGCGCTTTAGTCCAATTTCGATTTGGTTATCGAGGAAGTGTGCGTACTCGTGTAGGAAGATGGATTCGGGACTTTCGTCGAGTACAAGTAGGTCACCTGCTTTTGGTACGTGGCCGAGATTGACACGTCGACCTTCATCGAGGTTCTTTACTACTCGCGTACCCGGAAATATCTGAACATTGCCAGTTCCGGGAAAGAAAGCGGCCCCAAATGGGAAGTTATCGTTCTTTAGGAAAGGGCCGATTAGCTTATCGAGCTCTGCCGGGTTATCAAGTATTTCCTCAACTGCCTTGCTAACTCTCCCCATCTGAAAGCCGCCAATGAGTGAGGAAGTATCAACATCTTTAGCCAAAGCGTGCATCAACAACATACGGTTGCGTGAGCGTTCGCTACCCATCACCAGTGGTGGTAAGCCAAACTTCTCTGCATAGTGACGTAAAGCCGGCGAAGAATCAAGCGAGTCCCGAAGAATTTGTTGTGCTTTTGCCACTGCTTCTGGAGATAGGTCTGGTGGGTGGTGCTTTACTATCTTGTTTACGTGAGCAACCAATGGCGCAATCCAAGTTCGACGTGCCTTGATATTGTCAAGGTCTTTCATATCAATGAGCTTGCGAATGTCACCAATCTTTAGTCCTGCATCAATGAACATTTGCTCTAGACCAGCATCTTGGATAGTCTGGTCAAAGGTCATCATTATGTATTCCTCACGCGTGGTGGGTACGGCGTAAGCAATCTTTTGTTCGGTACTCGTGTTAGCAAAAAGTTCAGAACGCTTGACTGTTGCTTCCTCTCTGAACGGCCCCCAGCCGGTCTTTGTCGAGCGGCCATCAAGGAAAGGTATGACTTCCTCTTTTTCTACCTCTGGAGTCCCGTCTCTTGAGGCAAATCCAACGTTGAGCTGCTCTACGCTATCTTGTGCAGGGTCATTGCCGAAAACAATGTCCATTGCAGTCCTCATACCCGGAGAAAGCAACGCTTGTTCGTCTTCGTATGGAGACGTGTATGCAGAATAGGCTTCAGCGAACATCTCTCTAGGTTCAGTCCACCCATACATCGAGTTCACTTCAGGGTAGTCGGGACTCCGGAGTTTTGTCTTTCTGTTGTCGTATTGCTCCTTCCATTGCGGCCAATCGAGCATCTCAAAGAATTCTTCCCAAGTATCAGCCATAAACGCACGAGTAACTCTGTAAGCTTCGCCATCCATCCCTTGCGATGCATACAAGTCGTTCATTAGCTTGTGGTGAAGGAAGTGACCGTATTCGTGACGAACTGTTCCATCACCATCACCATCAGCGTGGGTCCACTCAATTCCTTTTGGTGCCTTCGTGACCCACTGTGCGTACCTTGACAGAAGTCGGCTCATTCTTGAAGGTTTTCCAAATCCGACAAGTGGTTCTCTTTGGTTGAGACGAATTTCGCCGAGATAATCAGGTGGATATATAATTAGTCCAGTTGCCCCATTTGTTCCGGGCAGGTGAGCACCATTGAAGCCATCGAGGCCGAGTTCTTTCAATCTTTCTAAGCCTTTTTCTGAAAGCACTAACGTTGGTGGCGCACCATACATTTGGTGGTGACGTAAAAAAGCTGGTTGGTTTTCGAGTATTTGTTGTAGTCCTACTTTTAGTAGCGCTGCATCTTGGAAGTCAAAAAACTCTGCAAGTTCATCAAGCTCAAGTCTTTCCTGTTTACCATCTTCGTCTCTAGTCCCGAAATATCGTTGAAAAAATAAACGTAGTTCTTCTTCTTTTACGAGTTTTGGGTCATCAGGATTTTTGTAATCAGACATCATTCGGTTGAATAATTCATCAAAGTCGCTTGGCACTAGTTCATCAGCAATTTCAGAAGCATTCAGGTTTTTGTAGACTGGATGCCACTTATCCTTGTTTCCTGCTGGGGTAAGTACATCAGCACCTCTAGAAGCAAAGCCTTGTATTTCTACTCTTGCTTGAGGTGTGTGCGACTGCCTCTCTTGTAGTTGTTCCACAAGTCCTGCATTTTGGTCTAGTTCCATCAGTTCAGAGATAATGCCTTTTAGGCCACTACTTACTAAGTCATCATCATCTTGTTCAGGGGAGAGTATGGCACTCATTGCCTCTGCGAACTGTTCTACTGGAGAAGTCTCACCATATACGGTGCGAACAAAGGGCATATCGTCTGGTAGTTCACCTCTATCAAAGAAGGCAGTATCCCACTCAGGCTTACCAAATAGTCCATTGAATATGTCGCCTGCTTTACCAAAGGTCTTTAGGCCATTGTTAGTCCATTCGTGAGAGTTGATATATCTTGCAAGGTTCTTTAGCCTGCTGTCACCACTATCCTTGTGTATGTCACCTAGTGTTCTACCTACGTGGTGACCAAATTCGTGGAGCATTGTGTGTCGTAAGCCTTCTTGTACGACCCACCTTCTGGAGTTCTTGTGACCACCTGATTGGTGCTGTGGTGTGAGGCGAGCAAGTATCTTGCCTAAGGTGACATTGCTAAGCTTTCTTACAATGTTGTTCTGCTTTACGCCATCTTGTGAGAAGCCAATACCAAAGTCGCTTGAGTAGATACCTTGAAAGCTTGCTGCCACATCTTTACTGAATACGAACATAGGTGGCATACCAAACTCATCTACCAATTGTCTGAACTGTGGTGAACTATCTAGGTTCTTGGCAAGGGTTTCTCGTACTGCTCTTATCTTGGTAGGTGAGAAGTCAAAGGGTATATCGTTACCCATATCCTTACCCGTGAGCTCTTTTATTTGTTCTTGTATATAGGCAATAACTGCTTCTCTGTCTACTGTTCCACGTTTGTTACGAAATGGATTAGCAGTGAGGTATGCAACGGCTTGCTCTGCGAACTGTGCCATCAGTCCTTCTAGTGTGTCTGGTACTACACTCTCTACTATCTCTGCATTAGACATACCTTTATGTCTGTTGCGATGGACTTGCTTCTTGTTATCAGCAATTGCCTTGCCTGCTTCTAATGCTTTTTTTGTTTTCTCAATGGCAGCATCTATTGCACCAATGACTGCAGGTCGTTCAAATGGTGTGTTGTCTTGCACCATACCATCGCCATCACCATCTATTGCATTGGCATCAAATGATTGGTTGAGTGCTTTTCGATTGTAACGATTGAGTTCAGTTACATCAGCGACATAAGACAAGTTATTCATTGTCTGTCTATTGTAAAGTAAGGGTATGAGGGGGTATAGCAACTAAGGGGTATTGGGTATGGTATCCGGTTAGATACAGACTAAATAGTCCCGATTTTGCATCACATTGCGATACGAAGTGAATTGTGTGAGTGCAGTTACTTATTGAGCTATTAGTCGTGTTGTGCTAGGGTGTGCAACCAAATACGTTGTCATATAGACAAGTCCGTATCCGGGTTACCTGTAGAGGTGCTTACGGGACTTTTTTGAACGACCTTATGCATGCGCGCCCCCTCTGTGCCAAAAAATAAGGGTGGCAGAATCCTGATTAGATTTATCCGTTTCCTACAGGGTTGTGGTGATGACATTCCCATTTCGCTGGTCTGGTGGTGGTAGTTCCTTTACCACTAGGGCTCTCTGTAGCCATCTATCAGTTCCATCGTATCTTGGCTGGAAAGGTGCTCTCCCATGTACACAAGTGTGGTTGTTGATAACCAAGATGTCTCCAGTCATGAGAGCAATCTTTCGTGTAGCAAGTTTGATTGCTTTGTCTAGATGCTCTAAAGCAAGTACTGCTTGTGGAGTTGTTCCCTTCATCAGGGTTTTGTCGTAAATAAGCGAATTTCCATTGAGGACAGAAGTAGTGATTGTCCTATCTGGTTGTTCGTCATTTTGGAAGGAGATGTCTAGGGAGGTAGTGAAGATTTTCTCTCTAAGAATTTCTTTGATGCCGCCGCTGAGATTTCTTAAAATATTGGAAATCGTTGCAATCGTGGTAAAAGCATCTGGGTCGCCCCTTAGACACATCAGCAAAACATAGTCAGGTCGATAAGGATGGAAAGCAGTCTCAGTATGGAGTTCTAATTGTGCTTTAGAAGACGTGGAAATCTGTTGGTATTCAGTCTTATGGTTAGGCACAAGATTCTGAATCATCATTCCGTTTTGTTCCTGCTTGTAGCCAATTAAATGTCCAAATAGCGCCGCTTTTTCTCGGAGAATATTTGTTTCAGGCAGAATGACATTCTGTGGCGTGAGTGGAGTTGGTGGCACGTCATCACCGGTGAATTGGTAGGGGTACAACTCATACTCAAACACGTGGAATTGATTTAGATTTAACTGAGGGGCTCTGAATATCATAAAATCGTTTCTATTTCTGTTTAGATTTATCCATTATTAATAGATACTAGTCCCTCTTAGACCACGCTGACAGCAAAGGTAATACAAGGAATAAAATGCAGGGAATCAACTGTCGCAATAGCTCGCCTCTCATGGGCGCAGGGAAATCTGCGAAGTAAAACTATACTACATTTAATATTAAAAGCGATAATTCCGTGCAGGGTCACAGCCCACGCTTAACGGAGTTACCGCATCCTCGACCAGGATGGGGATAAGGTAGCAGAGATGAGCACAAACTTCAATTCCAGAGAACTCTATCCATTGGTAGTTCGTCAGTCTCGGTATTCAGGCGTGTACGAGGGCGGCGAATGGATTGCTATCCCAAATTACGATGAGTCGGATGAAGCATTGGCTGATTATTTACATGGAGATGATGAGTACTTTTACATTTGGGCAGAACAGACAACATTTGGTGCTGGTTCAACGCCATCTTCGGCTCTTGCTGACCTCTATGAGAAGTTGAACTACTAATCTCAATACACGATTAGATATATCTATTTTAGAGATACTTATGATTGTTGTATCTCATTGTTAGATTGCGATGTCATACTCATTGCCATGGAATTCATCTTATTTTTCGTAATTGCACTTGGCATCATTGGTTCACTTCATGCATTTGTCATGAGGTCTGTGGAGAGCTTTGAGGGTTATGGTTCACAGAACACTCGTCAAGAGTGGCGTGAATTTGAGCGCCTCAAGAACGGCGCCCGTTTCTAATTATTCCCACATATCCTTATTGGGTGGCTGAATATCTTTTCGTATTTTAATTAGGCGAGATATTCCAGCTGCAGTAACCAATGGAAGCAGTAAGAAAAACGTGATTAATTTAACCGTTTCTTCAGTACGAGATTCGTTGCTCATTTTGCTTCCCTAAATGATTTGTGCATGAATAATGGTATCACCGAACCCATATACCCAACCTCTCTGACTCAGTGCCTTCATCACTAATAAACCTGTAACCATCTCTAATTAAATGGGTGTACTGGAAGTTGATGTCAAAATGCTCTGGGTGTTCGTCCTTCCAAACTGGAATCATTGATGAGTTCCCATGGGAGAAATCAGCATTGCCACGAAGGTGGATTTCGATGAGCTTCCCATCAATGAATTCACAGTTTATCTTGCTATATCTAAGCGGAATAAACCCTAGGAACTGTGGCAATGGATATGTCTTTTCGGTCTTTTCCCAATAGGTGAACCTACTGTATGGGTGTTGCTTGTGTTTTGTGCCAACCACTGAAAGAATCGGTTCATATTTGACGTAATCAATGCTTAGATGCTCACCAGTAAATATCTCACACCAGAATTCACTTGGATGGAGATGCAGGGTTTCGTGTTCAATGTATTCCACCCGTGCTTTTTCGCCCATCCCCTCAATATTGATAATTGGTCTAACAAAATAATTGCCCGGTTTTGGCACTGGTATTCCACGCGGCCCACACAGATGACCTGATTTTTTAGCGATGATTAATTTATCAAAAATCCAGAGGTCATCTAATGCACAGTTTTGCCATGCAATCATTTCTGGAGATAAATCCATTATTTACTCTTCGCTGTCTGGAATTCCGTTCCCGTTTTTGTCTTCTGCATTGCGACCAGTTGAAATCATCAAACCAGCGAGTGTTCCAGTAATAAATGTTGCAACTGAAGAGAGAACACTAAAGAACATCTTGTCGTTTTCTGCCTGAGCTCCAATTGGCTGTGTTACGAATACAAGTGCATATAGAACTCCAACTGTGGTAAGTGTTAGAACTCCTGCGAGTACACATCCAACAACGAACTTGAGTCGTGCGTCTAGGTCTTGTGGTGTAAGGCGATTTTTCATGGCGCGACCGTCTCCTCTACTGGAACTATTTCTATTGTTGTTTCTGTTGGATTGAAACCGAGCAAAGCTTCCGTGCAGTTTCCATCTACCATGCATGTTGGGGGGTTGCATTCTTTTGTCTCCCAATTTTCAGGGTCTTGGCATGAATATCTGTAGTGGCCGTCATAACCACAGGCTGAAACTACAATCAGCATGAATGGAAGCAGTTTGATTAATCGTGTTGACTTGTACATGCACTGTAACCCATTAATTCGTTGCAAGTACAACCGTTCAAGCATGAAGTTTCACATTCGCAGTACAAGCATTTGCACTCAGACTTTTCGTGATTTTGATGCATTATTCGCCTGCTTTTTGTGCTGGTGCTTTCTTGTCAACCTTGTTGAAGACTTCATTGATTTCCGAAGAGGACAATTTCCCATCTTCAAGAAATGCGCGCGAGAGTCCTTCGACTACGACTGCAACCCCTGCAATTCCAGCCATGAAGACAGCCTTGAGTACTGGAACGCCAGCAATAGTTCCTGCACCGATAACACCGAGGCCAGATGCGGCAAAAGTAGCCAGAATTCTAAGGAGTACATTTACAAACAAATCTTTTTTCATATGAATATTATCTCATAAAATTAAAAGCCGCCAGCGAACTTAATCACTGGCGGCTTTTATAATCCGAGGAGGGATTTAGTTAGGCTTGTACGCCACCTGGGTGGGTGCCACGGAGAGTTGCAATGTCGTAAACATTGTCACCCGAGTCAGCTGGAACCATGTCGTAGGTTACGAGCACGGAGAGGTTTGCACCTGCAACTGAAGAGCCAACTTGGTCAACATCGACCGAGATGACATCGCCTGCTGCGAAGGTGCCTGCTTCAACATCTCCACTGTTGTCAGAGAAGCCGCTGATTGCAATCGAAGGGCGATTTGCTTGGGTTGTGAACACTGTCGTACCAGCAACATTTACGTCGCAGACGAGAGCAGCACCAGTTGGTGCAGTTGTTACAGCCGTTGTAATTGAACGAATGGTTCCAGCATGTGGCATGCGAACTGCAGCCTTGCTGGTTGTTGCGATAGTTCCGGTTACTGAAAGAACGATTGAGGCTGGTGCCGATTGTGCCATTTAATTCTCCTTTAAAGAATGTTTAGATAGCCAATAATAGCAGACGATTATTTACCGTATTGGAATATCTAGGGCTTCCTACCCTCTTCCGACTCCATTTTGTAGATTTCATCAGCAATTTTCTTGGAATAGCGCTTTCTGAGATTCCAGATTTTTTGGTTCATCTCGAACATTGCCTCAGTTTGGCGGGCTTTACGCATTACATCGCTTGAGAATGTGCCGTACTTGTTGAAAAGGTGATTATCAATATCTGAGGCTTCAATCAGGATGTCGGAAACCCAGTTTGCACGGTTATCAATGGCAATAAGCATCTCGCACATGCCCTCATACCCAAAGTCGTTATAGGCACGGCTCACGCTCATCTGGCAGAAGTTTTTCCGGTACGTGGTTTCTGCATCAGATGCAGTGGCAATGAATTCTGCAATAAAATTCGTCAAACCCTCGCGTGTTACCTCGTGGATTTCTGGTGAGTCTTCCTCCCACTCATCGCCCATTTCTCCATCTGGATTAAAGTCGCTCATGAGAGTCTCCGTTCGATTTTGTTCACTTGTTAATCATCTCACGATTCGTGTTTAGGCCATTGAAAGGATGAGTTCCTGGGCGGCTGTCTTTTTCTTATTAACCCAAGAATATGTGTTCATTGAGGCAATGGCTCTTTCGTCTTTTGTTGCCTCTCTGTAGTGGTCAAGATACTCAGCAATCGTGTTGTACATTGCCCAACCATTTTGACCAACGCCACCAGCATTTGTCTTCTTTGGGTAGAGGACCTTCATCGCTTCAAGAATCAGTTCTCGATTTTTGCGTTGAGTTTTACTCTCTGTTTTTGCTTGAGTGAACAGGGTGTTGACAATATGGTCAAACTTTGCTGATGACCTATCAATTGGAATTTGCATCATTTTTTCTGCTGTTTGGGTGAACAGATGCGACCAAGACTTTGACAGTCTCAAGACCTCTTGTGCATCACTCACAATGAAGTCAGCATTTTTTGTGTGACGTGCCGTAACCTTCATTGATGCATCTTGAATTGCTGTGAAAACAGTGTTTTTACATACAGCACGAATTGGTGTGTTTGCAAATGTGATTGGTGTCTTCCCATCATGACCATTGCGGACAACGATGTATCTATCAATTCTGTCGTTGATTCCATTTGGGTCAACATAAACAGCACCGAGGTCTAGTGTTGCGAAAAACTCACGACCTTCATCCAGAACTCCACATGTATCTACAAGTGCATCGCCCTTTGATGCCCCAACAACAGCGAGAGCCCTTTCAAGAACCTCTCTGTTTTGTTGAACTACATATCGTGTTCCAACTGTTGACAATGCGTTGAAAGTGCCATCACCATTTACACGAATTGTTGCACGAGAATCCTTGACGATAATTGGTGTTCCGTCTGGATTTAATACGAAGTTTCCTTCAGCATCTACAACTGCAACACCGGCTGTAACCACATCAAAGTCTGCATGGGCAGCACGAAGCATGTCTGGAATTGTCTGTAAACCCTTTACTGGGGTTCCCAGTTTGTGCCAAGGAATTGAATGGTCGGCATAGGCCATCCTCGCCTGCATATTTGTGATTTCAATTCCATGTGCCATGCCTATAGGATAGTGCATATGGGACGTCTATCTGATTTTGATATTGAATCTTTAGGAAAAACATTTGACTTTGAAAAGGATTTAGCATTTGGTCAAAATGGTGAAAAATCCATTATTGAATTTGCTAAAGCAATTGGCTCTGGTGCTGTTGAGGTAAAGACCGACAGGTATAAAAACGGCAAAATGGTTGTTGAAACTCATCAAAGTCCCGGCAATCGAAAAGGAACTGATGGAAAAAACATTTGGGTTCCTTCAGGACTGAACGTAACGAAAGCTGAATGGTGGGTTTACATCTATTCAGTTGACCAATCGTTTGTGATGTTCAAGGTTGACCGACTAAAGAGATATTTGCGAGCTCATCCAGAGATGTACAACAGCAATACAAAGCGAGTTATGGCACCAAACTCAGACAATCCAGCACTCGCTTGGATTATTGAGAAAAATGATGTCATCAACATGATTAGTTCTGCTCAATACGATTAAAACCTTTATCCATAAGGGTTTTAAGAGTTATTTTTTTTATTAAAAAAGGTTGTTGTTGTGCTTTTTAACTGCGTATAGTAAATGTTAGTTAGAAATCATTACTAAGAAAGGCAACCATCATGTCGGATTACACCAAACTCAAAAAAGAAGGTCTCAAGCGCGGTCGTCCTCGTCTTCCAGAAAACGAACGACAGCAGCGTAAGCAACTTGTTTTGATGCGCGCAGAAGCACGTCGTCGGGCAATGCTTGTCATTTGCGACAGGCACTCCGAAGAACTCAAGAGTCAAGTTGAAATTGAATTGAAAGAATTGCTCAAGCAGAGCAAGAAGAAATAATTACTTCTTCTTTTTCTTGCCAAAGAGTCGTTTCCAGAACGGACTCTTCTTTGCAACAGCAACAGTGATGTTCACGCTTTCAGTGAGTTCATTTACGAACTTCTGAGCATCAACAAAATGCTTGTCAATGGCAGATGTGTCAATCAAGTCGTCCTTTTTTTCAGCTTTTGGAGCTGTCTTTTTAGGGGCGGCTTTTTTGGCTGGTGCCTTCTTTGCTGGAGCCTTCTTTACTGGTTTCTTGTTTGTTGTCATAGGTACGAATCTTAGCCACACTCAAATACGCTGTAGTGGAACTACATCCCCTGCAGGAAATCATTATCGTTTAGGCTTTCTTGAGTGGAAGACGACTACATTGACGATGTTCAGAAAATGGCATTGATTGCAACGTCGTCCCAGTTGGCAAAAGAGGCTTCGGTATCAGTTGAGGGAGTCGGGGAAGACCTCAGTTTTAATTTCTTTGGCTGGGTTGGTGGCTCGCTCAGGATTATCTGCCAGATGAGTAAGCAGGCAATGAGGGAATCGCACCCAGATAGGTTTGCTGCCTCCACGCACCTCTGCATGGCTCTCAGACGCTACTGGGGAGTCACGGACATAACCATGGTTGCAGAAGGCTTTATATCCCTAGACCCTCTTACAACGCGTGGGAGAGACCTTAAACGGCTCTTTGCTGATACGGGCGATATCGGAGAGTGCATAACTGTGACTCATGCCTATATGGACCCAATGAGCGAACCCTCAAAGCCAGCAGTGAGCCTTGTGGCGATTCCCTATGTTTATGGGCTAGGCAGGAAGGTCGAATGGCAAAAGATGCTGGCCGCACCAGATGACGGAGTAAAAATTCTTAGAGAAAGCATGTACCCACAAATGTTAATGAGGGTGCTCACTGAAAAAGCGGAAAAAGATGTTCCAGATGATGCTCTCTATTCAATTATCCAGCAGATGATGGAAAATGGTTTTGAAGTATTTGAGTTTGAGATTTAATGTAAACTTTTAATATGGATTATCCACAGCATCCGTTCCATAATTCAACCATTGGTGTTAACAATGGGATTTCAAGCATCGGAAGTATAAAGATATCCACAGCCGACCGGCAAAAATGTCCAGTGTGTGGTCACAAGACCGGAGATTGCACTGGGGAATCACCTGCGCCAAAACATATTGCAGGCTTCAACCAAATTGAGTCGTTGAAAAAAACACAAACATTGCTTGTTGAAGAAGATATTTACGAAGAAAGACAAATTACACCTTTTAACAAGATTCGTGTAGTTATTCACCATAAGGGGAGTTATATTTCCCTGGATGAGGCCAAGAAATTCGGTCTCCTCTAGGATATTTCACTATTCATTTGTGAAGTAGAATAGTTAACTCTAATCGTAACTACTTAATCTACAAGGGGCTTTATGGCTTATATTGACGACTCTTTCGTTGCTTCCTACTCAACTCAAACGCCTCCTTGGGGATTTAGTGGTCTTGGGGAAATTGTTTATCTTCGCACCTATTCACGCAAGAAAGACAATGGTGATTTGGAGAGCTGGTCAGAGACATTGCAGCGTGTTATCAACGGCGCAATTGAAGTTGGCGCAAAACTTTCACAGGAAGAAGCAGAAAAACTGTTTGACCACTGCTTTAATTTGCGAGCATCTTTTTCTGGTCGTTCGTTGTGGCAACTTGGGACACCGCTTGTCAAGAAACTTAATGCAACATCGCTGAATAACTGCTACTTCACAAACATTGAAAAAATTGAAGACTTTGAGATGCTGTTTGAGTACCTCATGCTTGGTGGCGGTGTTGGATTCTCCGTTGAGCGAGCAAAGATTCACGACTTGCCAAAAGTTAGAGAGAATGTTGTTATTACCCATGAGCGCAGCAATGATGCAGACATTATTGTTCCTGACTCACGTCAAGGTTGGAAGCGTCTTCTTCATTCAGTTCTTAAGTCCTACTTTGAGACTGGCAAATCGTTTAGTTACTCAACCATTTTGATTCGTGAATACGGCGCTCCACTCAATACATTCGGTGGCACCGCTTCTGGTCCCGGCGCATTGATTGAGGGCATCAAAGATATTTGTGGTGTTATGGAAAACCGTGTTGGGAAGAAACTTCGCTCAATTGATGTTCTTGACATCTGCAACATCATTGGTCGAATTGTCGTTTCAGGTTCTTCACGTCGTTCCGCGCAGATTGCAATGGGTGACCCAGACGATGTTCTATTCCTCCGTGCAAAAAATTGGGGTTCAGGAAATGTCCCTGCATGGAGAGCAAACTCAAACAACAGCATTTATGCTGACTACTACGAAGAAATCCAGCCAGAACTCTGGAAGGGTTACGACGGAACTGGCGAGCCATACGGTTTGTTGAATCGTCGTCTCGCAAGACGTTTTGGTCGCACTGGAGAAGTGAAAGTAGACAACTCAATTGAGGGATTTAATCCATGTGCAGAAATTGCACTTGCTGATGGAGAGTCGTGCAACTTGGCAACACTGTTTTTGCCAAACATTGACTCCTACGAGCAGTTTGTGGAAATTTCTACACTCCTCTATAAGGTTCAGAAACAGATTACGCAGATGTCGTACCCATATGAGAAGACGACAAACATTGTTCGCAAGAATGCTCGCCTCGGACAGTCTGTAACCGGAATCCTGCAATGCGGTGAAGAGAAGTTGAAGTGGCTTTCTGATGGTTATGAAGCATTGGTTGATTACGACGCAAAGTTCTCTAAGGAAAACGGTTTGCCAACCTCTGTGAGACTGACAACAGTTCAGCCTTCGGGAACGCTGTCACTCCTGCCTGGTGTGACGCCTGGAATTCACCCTGCATATGCGAAGTATTACATTCGCCGTGTTCGCTTCGGTTCTTCTGACCCACTCGTAGAGGCATGTCGCAAGCGTGGCTACAAAGTTCAGTGGGACATGGGTCTTGATGGAAGAGAAGACCACACTAGATATGTAGTGGACTTTCCATGCGAGTCGCCAGAGGGTTCAATCCTTGCAAAGGACATGACTGCAGTTGAGCAGTTGGAGTGGGTAAAGAAGATGCAAACGGAATGGGCAGACAATGCTGTTTCGGTAACCGTCTATTATCGCAAGGAAGAACTTCCAGCCATTCAAGAGTGGTTGTCAAAGAACTATGACAAGAGCGTGAAGTCTGTTTCATTCTTGTTGCATACTGACCACAACTTTGTTCTTCCTCCATACGAGGAAATTACCGAGGCAGATTATAAGAAGGCTGCAGCAAAGATTGATACCAGTATCCCAATGGTTCAACGCTCATTTGATGGTGATTTGGATTTGGACAACTGCGCAACAGGAGCATGTCCAATTAAGTAATTACTTAAATTCCGCCCAAGTCTTATCGCCTACACCGAAATACTCTCTGGCATAGCCAGATTGAATGATGTCTTTATTCAGGCAAGCCGTAGATGGGTCATCTACCTTGTCTGAACTAAAGATTCTTGCAAGAACACGACCGTATTTGTCATTCTTGTCGGGGATTGTGTTTACAAAAACCCACTGGTGATTTGTCAGCCAGTCTTTGGTAAATGACTTCGCCTTCAATCCCATTTCTTTTTCTGCGAGGTCTTTTGTTCTTGATTCTGGTGTATTTACTCCGTAGAGTCGTACACGAATTTTGTGATGGATATTAAATCCAAGGTCAATCATGAGGTCGATTGTGTCACCATCAATGACATTTAAAACAGTTGCTCCGTACCAAAATCTTTGCATTTAATAATTATCCCACATAATACAAAAACCCCGCCCCAACCTTTCGGCCAGAGCGGGGTTCTTGTTACTTGCGGCTAATTATGCGCTTGGTGCTGCGTCAAAGTTTACCTTGACGAAGGACTCTGGACGCTTGACAGCAAGGGCGAGTCTCTGCTCGGCCAAGATGACAATCGCGTTGCGGATAAAGAAGTCTGCATGCTGTTCCGAAATGCGGATGCTTGCTTGTTCACGGTCGTAGAGCTGTGCTCCCTGACCAAATGAACCAACAAGTGCAACACCCTCGGTCATTGCTGGGGTTTCAACGATTGGCAGACGCCATACCTTTGGCTCGCCACCCATTGCAACCGAAACTGCGATGAGGTACTGGCCATTGCCGTCCTTGGTCAATTCGATGTCTTCCCAGTCGTTTGGATGCATTACTACACCCGATGGCTCGTAGTAAGCCAAGAACGAAAGGGTTGCTGCACGACGAATTGCATCAGCCTTGGTGTCGCTCATACCAGCAGTTGCTGAATAAGCACCATCAGACCAGTCGTAGGTCTGAATGCCTGATGTCTGAAGAATACCAGTGAGGTTTTCTCCCGTGCCATCGCCATTGAGGATTTGAGCATCTTCCTGAAGACGGAGACCGTACATCAGTTCGTTGTCAATGATTGAGCGTAGTTGTGGCTCATCAGCAAGAACGTTTCTGTGTGCTGCTTCCCAGTGTGCAAGGGTCTTGACCGAAGTCTGTACACCCTCAAACGACATGCTTGACTGTGGCTTCACACCAAAGGTTGCTGAAGCTGAACGCTCTGCAACTGCTGCGGCATTGTTCGTGAAACCGGTCATGCGGAAGTATTCAATGATTGCTGCAGTCGTGGTACGAACTGGGAACAAGTCACGAACTCTCTTCGTACGCTTTGGCTGAACGATGATTGGGTCGCGCTGTACGGTGCCAAACTGAGTTGGGAAACCGCTAGGCATCGAGGTGAACACGTCCTTTACGTTGTAGTTGTTTGCAAGGCTTGAGCCGTACTGGAAAGGTGCTGGCATGTTTGCGCCATTCTTTCCACCATTCAACGACTTGAATTCTGCTGAAGCAAGGAATGCCTCACCAATTGATTCAAGCTGACGGGTTGGGATTGCGTAACCAGCAGCAGCTGCGGCAGCAACTGACTGACCACTTGCTTCCGAACCCCATTCCTTTACGGTGTTCATTGCTTCCATGCCGTCAATCAAAGACTTGAGTTCCTTGATATCGGTCATGTTCTTGTCGAATGCTGACTTCTGCTTTGCATCAACAATTACGGTGCCGTTTTCGACTTTGAACGAATCGGCGATTGCTTTGTTTTCCGCCATCTTTGTGCGGAGAGCTCCTTGAAGCTCCTTCAGGTTTTCTGACATGATTTTCCTTTTGTTTGTGGAAGGTTGATTATTGAGGTCAGCTCAGGTAAGCACCCAACCGATACCTATCAAAAATAGCAGAGGATTTCTATTAGTTAGGGGAACTAGTAATAAATACAGTTATTTAAGTTTGCGCTTTTTTAATTCCTCATTGACAATCGTCCTGACCGCCCTGCGCTGTCCTTCAAGTTGACCGCGTCGTCCAAGTGCAGTTGACCCAGCAAGACGGGCATAATCGCTCATATTTGTGCATGGTGTCCATACGGTTCTTCCGTTTTTTGACACTCTTCTAGCGATTCCAATGCAACCAAGCTGGCGAGACCGTTTTCTTGCAGATTCTGGCTCAAGGAAGACATCTGGGTCATTATCTTTCGGTGCTGAGATAGGTAGAGCCTTGCCTCTGATTCCATAAAGACCACCACTTGGTAGCGTCCCTATTCCCGAAACTGGTTTTTCGTCTAAATCTTCAAACTTTTTCTTTCTTGGCTTCCGTTTTTCCCCACGCTCAGAAGCCTCAACCAATGCCGACTTGCCACGAGCCAATTTTTCCCTACGGCGAAGCGATGAAATCGTATTGCTCCCATACCAAGAGTCGCTTTCTGCCTCATTTGATATGCGAACCATCTCTTCCATGTTTTTACATGGATGCCACTTTCCGTTCTCGTCCCTGTGAGCACCAGAGCATCCCATGTTGATAGCCATTCTCAGTGCATAAGCCTGAGCTTCCTTATCTTTGCTTAACATTGCTGCCCTCCAAAATTTTTGTCTCAATATAAAGGTTCTGATATAGGCGCTGTTGCTTTACTGCCAGAATCGGATAAACCATTGTTTTTGATTTAGTCATCCTTCTTCTTCGGCGCCTTCTTCTAAGAACATTTCGTGTTACACCAAAAATAAACTCACCAGGATACTTAACCGAAATCTCTTCTTGTGTTGTAAGAGATTTAACCCTTCTGTTAAGTCTCCTAGAACTTGATAGAAGATTCGCTTTTTCTTTCGGAATACTAAAAGCAGTACTGAACTCATCCAAGAGTTCTGGTGTTGCTTGAAGCATTTCTGTCATTTTCATTCCATATGGAACATTGATGGATTTATTATTTAGATTCTCTTGAGCAGCCCATTTTTTTGACTGCTTACTGATGCCGTATACACGCTTATGCTCCCCTTCGGAGAGGACAATTGCATAAGGTTCATTGCGAGCAACATCAATAAGTACTGAGTAATTCATCTATTTACCAAGCGAATCTCGTATTAGTTGACCAGAATTTGACAGTTGTTCTACTCGTTGTTTGAATAACTTTGAGATGATTTCAACGTGTATTTTTTCTCCCTCAGAAAGTTTTCCGTCAGTTGATAAACGTGTCCGGTACTGAGAAAGATTAAACTTTTTAGCACGAGCCAATAATTGCGAAATATACTTTCGCATCTGTGCTTGTTGGTCTGCTTTTAGTTGCTGGTAATACTTTGAGTATTCAGACATGATTGATTGACTGAGCAGCTCATCTACCTTCATCTTCTGTCTTTTTGAGATTTCAATATTGTCCAATGACATGAGCGAACCAGAAACATTCATGGCTGACATTGGGACAACCCTGTCGCCCCTTCTCATTGCAATAACGGAATCAGGTGTTCTGACTCGCTGGTCAGTAACCAAGTCTGCAACTAGTAGTTTTGCCACATCTTCTGGGGAGAAGTCTTTCCATGAAGCATTCCTGTCAACAGTCGCTCCGAGCATTGCACTTTGAACATCTTCTCGAAGGTATTTTCTTCTGTCACCAGAACCAACCAAGAAAACGTCCGGTGATTCAAGTCCAAGGAATTGTTGAACATCTTCAGAGAATCTTTCTGAAAGTGCTTCATATTTTCCAGGTCGTTTGTTATAGATATATTTGCGCGAACCCAAATCAATCATTGATGAATTTGCTGACAGTTTTGTCTCTTTGAAAAGTCCGTTAGTTGCTAGAACTTTTGCGAGAATTGCAGGGCTGATATCAGCCATATTCCCGCCACCGTTAATGTGGGCAATCGCTTCGTCAATGTTGGTAATTTTCCCAGAGATACCTGCAAAAGTATCGGTTTCTCGTGTTGAAAGATTTTGGGTTCCAATTGGTTTCATTCTCTTTTTTGTAGAACCAAATGTTTCTTCAACCCATTTTTCACGATTCTTGCCACCACGGAAAATAACTTGATGTGGATTTTTTATGTTAGGGAAATTTTCCGTGTATTTAATTCCGTCGCCAGTTTCATTTGCAACGTACTTTAGTCTTGCTGTTGGGTCTAATGAAACATCAATAGAATTAGCCGTATTTACGGTTCTTCCAAGTTTTCTTCTTTCACCAACGGTTAACTCACGAACTTTTTGCAGAGAGAAAGTGTTCCCACCCGGTGTTACATAAAGTAATTGATTTACTCCAGTATTTGAAAGCAAACCAAGTTCATCTCTACCGAATTCGGTTTGACCAAGTGCTGACTGAATGTAGGTTGCACCTTCCATGTCTCTGTTGTCTGGAATTGTCCGAAGAACAGAAGCAGGAACTACTGGTTGAAGTACGAATCCATCTCGTCTCACCAATCTAAAGTTTCGTGTATCAACACCACCCAACTGTCTAACCATCTCGGCTACGCCTTTAGAACGAGCAGCCCCGTTTGCTGTTGAAACTTTCGGAATTTGCACGTTTGGTGCACGACTAATTACAGGGCTATCAATATATTCACCTGGACCAAGAATTCTTCCTGAAGCTGGTTTCGCTTTAGGTCCTCTTGATGCCCGAGCCAATGCTCCTATTGCAAGACCAATTGGGCTTGGAATATCAAAAAGTTTTGCTCCACATGTTGAAAGGCGTGAGTCAGTAAATCTTCCACCGTACTGATATCCCTCTGGGCATCTATACCCACGATTTTCTCCCGGTCTAGAACCACCGACGCCAGGTTTTCCTGGAGTTAGTGTTCTGTAAACTGCAGAGCGAACAGGCGAACGGAATGGGTCAGAGTCCCCCGGAATTGCAAGACTAAGAAGCGTGTGTCCAAGTCTCTTTACCTGCATGCCACGCTGTCTTCTGCTGTAGCCAGTGACCATTGCTATGGCTTTAAACTCCCTTATTTCTGCCCTACCGAGAGTTTTGGTGCGAAGAATATTGTTGGGCGTTGATTCCGTGCTCTTTTTTAGAATTACACGAGTCTTCTTCGCTTGACCATCAGATTGATTCGTCATCGTTATCAAGCAATCCGTCTAGTCCGCCACAACAATCATTATCACTTGATGCTGGGAATGGAATTGATTTTTCTCCCATTCCAGCAATTGGGTCACCAACGATTTCCCAGTTGTCATGATTTCTTAAATACTCTGTAAAGTCTGGTTCCATTTCACAGAATTCCTTGAGCGCCTTTGTGGCCATTCTGTAATCGTCACCAGTAACAATGCTGTCTTCAACTGGTGGCATTCCTTTAAACTCTGCAAAAAATACATCATCAGATTTTTTACCACTAAGACGTCTGGAAAAATCTGCATCACTCCAGTTATTCTTCTTGAGTTTTCCTCTGCAGTTCTTCATACCTGGATGGTGACATCCTTCATTTGGCCATAATCCAGTTGTCTCATGATGGAGCCATGCACAGATTCTTTCAAGTGGGTACAATTCTGGGTGGTCTGCAAGAATCACGCGGCATCGACGGAATCCACCTGGCTTACGCATAATTGGTCGCCAGTAACGCAGAAGCCTCTCAAGATTTCCACGGCGGGGACCATAACCACGGGTACGTGCAGTTACGATTTCTTGCGGAACCAAGCCACCTAGCGGCCCACCAGCCTTTACCTCAAAATCCGACATTTATTGCCTCTCGTTCATTTGCATCATTAATATTGCCACCTTTGTCTGCATCTCCATTGCACCACTTGGGTTCTTGGCTTTTGCAGGTCCAACCTGAATGGTCTGAATTGGTGTATCGCCGAGCATTTCTTGGCTGAAAGGGATTTTTCTATTTACAAAAACATCAACCCAGGTTCCATCATCATTTGACTCATCTTGATTCCAAAGGGTTTGTTGGAACTCGTTTTCCTGCAATTGCTCCAAATCCCTCGCAGAACTAACCCAACTCCAAAATGGAACAGGGAACTTCTTCCCCGTCTTTGATACGACCAGACCAGTATTTTCTTTTGGGGTATTTTCGTCAACTACAAAATATACGGAATCACCATTGCCTGTTCTGCCAACGAGTATGCAGTTCATATCTTTATCTCAGCAAGTTCGTTTCTGGTCTTCTGTATCTTCTTCAATGCCGCCTTTAGTTCGTTATCAATCTCTGCTTGGATTCTTTCCTTAAGAACATCCTCGACATCTCCCTCGTCATTGTTGGTGATTGAGTATGACCTTGGTGAAAGCATGTCTAATCCGTGTTTATGGGCGAACTGAACTTCGGGAATGCCCATTTTCTTGTACTTATCGCTAATTTCCTGACTCTTCCTATATGCCCTTAATTGTTGCATTGCTGATGTATTGATTGAGCCAAGAGAGTTCCCATTGAGTGAGTAGAAGTACTGAATTTCTTCAGGTGAAAAACCAAGGCGCGAGAGTTTCTCTGAAATTGGCTCTTGTTCAATGGCGTCTGAAATGTCAACATCTTTTGATGCCTCTTGAATCTTGCTCCATGGATGAACAACAGCAGAAATTTCTTCTTTTTTGAAACCACCCATAATGTGTGCACCGAGTGGTTGCTGACCAGACAGGTCTGATTTAAAACTGTCAAGTTTTGACTCGTAATCTGAATTAAGTTTTGATGGCTTGATTGACTTGGAGTTCATAAACGAGGCAATATCGTTATCGTCTGCAACAATCATTGCATTAGCAAATCGAGTCTTGTAGTTATCGCTTGTGGGGTGTAGCAGAGCATCCATGATGTCATCTGGGTCATCTGAGTTCATCCACACTGGTCTGGTCTGTTGTTCTGGACCACGACCAAATCCATATGCAGTTCTTCCAGAAACCTCTGGGCGAAGAATAATTTCAATGTCTCCATCAACACCAACATTTCCCATTGGCGTATCTTCTGATTCGTACTCAAATGGCATATCGCCAGCAACAATGCCCTTTTTCTTCAGTGCGTCTACCGTCATGTCTCTCTGTGATTTATGAACAACATAACCAGAAACAGGTCTATCGCTATCTGGGGTGTCTGGGTGAATTCCAATCCGTGATTGATATTCAACTGCATACTTTTTTGCAGAACCAGTTTGACCGAACGAGTAGTAACCAGGTTTCCTGTCAAAATCCATATCCTTCAATGCTTCTTGAATTTGTTCTGGCGTCAATCCAGATGGTGTTGGATTTGGTTTTTCTGTTTCAGTTAGTTTTAAAGCATCCCTGATTTGTTCTGGGGTTAAGTCAGTCAGTCCATACTTCCTCTTATTATCGGGATTACCAGACCCATCAATAGGCTGTACGCGTGGAAACGACATATCCATCATTGAGTCAATGTCTAATTCACTCATTCGCAAACGTGGTCGTCGGTCAATTGAGTCGTGGATATCAAAAACAACCCCTTCAAGTTGTTCTTGAATCTCTTGTGGTGTCATTGATGAAATCATTTCCGCTAGTTCTGGATTGTCTGGAAAACCACCTGCCGAGATGTCACTAATCACCTCATTGAGCATGATGTCTCTATCAATTCTTCGTTCAATTGGGGTTGAAGCAACACCAAAAGCGTTGTCGTAACCAGCAGTAGATGCATCTGATTGCGATGCAAGCCCATCTACATAATCCCTATTTGGTTTTGTTGGTCTTCCACCATTACGACGGAGCCTGTCTACAACATCTTCATTGTTCCTTCTGATTTCCCTAGCAAGAACCGGACCACTTCTTCCATCTGGTAGCACTTCTCCACCACCAGCGCGCACTTTCTCGTTGTGATTGTCAACTAGTTTTTGTGCATTTGCTTTTTCTCTTCGTAAAATTCCGTCCTCAAGTTTTGAGTTCCCCTTAGTTGGCCAATTATCAACCATTCTCTGCAAAGATTCACTGCTGGACTCTTGGTCAACTAACCGTGCGGTAATGCGACCATCGGCATCAGTTCCCGTTATGAAAATTCTTCCAGGTGGCAACATGACTCGACCAAATTTTCCTGCTTCATCTACAGAGGAATCAAATGGGTCTGATGGAACAAATATTCCACTAGCGTCTGGGCCGAGTTCAATAGCGATTGTTCCAGGTGGTAAACCGAGCTCATCGTGTTCTAATTGAAAACTTCTAAGTTCTGGAATTGAAAGCATCTCGCCGGGATTGGCTGTTGACTTGGGCTGAAATCTTACAACAAGATTTGAAGGGAGTTTGCTCTTCTCTAGTGCTGTCAATGTCGGAATTAGGGTGTGTTCAATTTGTTCTGCAACAGAGCCTTCGTGAATATCAAACTTATCTGGTAGTTCGCCGATTCTTCTTAGTCGCTTATGGTCACGGTGTATGGCGAGGATTTCTTGAGTTGGGTCTCCATCAAGAAGGGATGCGACACGAGTTGTTGCTGGGTCGCCAATCCTCTCAATGGCTCCACCCTCCTGTTCGTTGAGTTTTTCAATCTGTTTTCTTCGTGTAGATTTACCGAATGAATCAGAGTCTTTCTTTGAGGTAAACACTCGTGGTGGTTTTCTAGGCTTAGGTGGTTTTCCGCCATCTTCTGGCTCAATTGGATAATCAGGTCTGTCCCCATCCATTAATGGCTTTGACATTTCTTTTGCGACAAGAGCCATTTGACGCTTACGCGTGTTTGCACGATGAGTTGCATCTTTTGCTTTAGCTGTTTTGTCCATCCACTCAAGGGCTGCATCAATATCATCACCCTCAAGGATTCCCATGTCACGAAGTGCATACAGTTCAGCAGATAGTTCTATTGCCCACAGTTGCGACATGCCTTCGGCCCTGTATAGGTCAAGTGGGTATTTACCACCAAGTATTGCTACTGCTTCCATTGATTCACGGGTTACACCTAAATCAACAAAATCAATTCCATCGCCCAAATCAATCATACTGTCAACGATTTGACCACTTGTTAATTCATTAAGTTCTTTATTAGAGTACTTCGCCATCATCAATTTTTTCCATCGCATCATTTGAATAACATGACCGATTTCGTGGGCAGCAGTATGTACGCCTTTGCCTTTTCTGCCATCAACGGCAATGGCCGCTGCCATACCACCAGCAAACATCTCTTGACTTGCAACAAAGTCGGCTATAGCAGCCGCTCTTTCTTCTTCGGTGCGAGCGCCAGTTACATTAATTCCAAGTCTTTGACCCTTTTTCACTTCTGGAACCTGAGAGGCTGCGTTCAGGGTCATTTTACCAATGTCAAAATTTATATAAAATTTAGTATCGGCTAATTTTGACCCGCCCAATGGTCCAGCCATCGCCTCTTCATTTCCTCTAAGCGGATATTTTTTGAGGTCGTTAGATAATATGCCAGAAAATCTAACTTCAGAAATTTCTCTTGCTACATGTGGGTCACGAAGGTATGTTTCAAGAAGCCTTGTTAGAACTCCACGTTCTACTGCAAGTGCTGTTTCTGGAGTTAGACCTCGTGCTTTTGCGGCTTCAAGTTCTTCTTCTGACAGTGTTGCAAAATATCTTTTAAAGTCAAGACTTTGATTGGATAAATCAATATCCCACAAACCCATCTGTTTAAGTTTTGCAAAAGCAAGAAAAAGATGTTCGTTTTGTGCTCGTTGTTCTGGCGTTACTTCAATCCCCAGTTCTGAAACAAGATTGTCTACAGCGTCTTCCATCTCGACCATGCGAGCCTGACCGCGTGTACGAGCATTCTTCAACCATCTTGCTTTAGGTCGCTCTAATTGCTCTCTGTATCTGTTGGCCGATGTTAAAGAAGAGCCAGACCTATCACGAATGAACCTACTGCCAAAACCAGTTGCTCTTTGATGCCCCCACCATTCAGCAATTGAATCAAGACCTTGTTGTGCTAGTTCACGTATTTGAGCCGCGGAAATAGCGAAGCATGTGCTTCCAAATTTGTCGGTAAACTGATTGGCTTGAGGAGTGCCCGGTGGGCACCGGAATTTTCCCAAGTCGTCCACCACCACCTTAAATTGCTTAGCTGCTCTTTGTGCAAGACCACCAGCAGGATTCATTTGGCGAATTGAGCGACCAATTGATTTTACTGATTCAGCATTTTGTTCAGCAACTTCACGTTCGCTTAGTTTTCTTGTTGGTTCTCCATCTTTGTCAACCTCGTACACATCGAGGGTGACTTGTGGTTCCTTCATTAGCTGTTGAATTGCTTCTTTAAATGTATTTGCTGTAGGCGGTGCTGGTTCTTCAACCCAACCAAAGTTGGCATGTTTATCCAAGCCTTTGCGAACATTCATTGGAGGGAATAGGCGGAGTTCCATGCCAGGACCGCCCTTTGCGGAAGGGTCGTATCTCCATCCGTCAATATTCTTAATTCCCGGAAGTTCTTTTTCTTCCTTCTTTGGTGCTTTATCTTGTTCGCTCTGAGCAACAGTCTTGCCAATCCCCTTGACCATTATTTCGTCACTATTAGAGATTGACTTTGTTGACAGTTCAAGCCCATCCATGAAATCAGCAACGGCTTCTTCCAGCCTGTTTTGGTCGTGCCCAATTACACGTCTAGAGGTGATGAACCTATTCTTTGGTTGTTCGTTGCTGTCCATAGGACTCGCCTAATTAGATGTCTTGTGATTCGTCGCTAAGAAGTTGAAACTCCAGCAAAGAGCGCTTGAAATCTTCATCCTCAATGTTTGCTGATTCATCTTTTTGACCCATTACCCAGTTTGAAGGAATTAGTTTTTCAAGACCCAGTGCTCGTGCTCGTTTCATGATGTGACGCTTTGCTGCTTCTTTGTCTTTTGCTCTTCCAAATGCTTGAATAGCATTCTTCAAGTCTGATTCAGTCTTGATTGGATACGAGCCATCAGGAAGAGCCATACCGCTTTCAGCAAGTTCTTGTCTGCTCTCTTCAGAGAATGCTCGTTTTAGTGCAATTTCGGCAGCCTCAGCCTCAATCTCTTCCGCTTCTTCCTTGGGGTAGCGGTCATGACCAAGAACTTCGCCATCAAGAGAAACGAAAACATCATAAGAGTATCCATCAAGCGCTTCAACTTCAACTGCATAGGTATCTACTCCCTCAAACCAATCTGGCTCAATAGCGACAACTTCTCCCGGAACTGACTTGGTTGCAATGTCTCCAGCCTCATCAAATGTAATAAGCATTAATTCATCTGACTTGGTTTGAATATTTCCATAACTATCAGTCAATCTATGACCGTGGATAATTCCAGTAGTTCCATTGATGAACACATCAAATGTTCGACCATCTTTGCGTTGAATGCTCACTGCATACATGTCAGCTTTTGCTACATAACCAGAATCTACAACCTCGCCTTTGACAAGAGTTTGTGCATAGCCTTCTGCATGTAGAAGAGTCATTTGACCTTTTGTACCCATGCAGCCACCTGGGCATGTTGCACATGCTGGAGTTCCACCTGGATACACCTTCGCATCCATTGCGCACTTGTATCCGCCTGCACCAGCATCCATTGCCTTGATTCCCATTTGGTTCAGACGTGCTTGTCGGAATTTTTGCATCATTCCAACTTCTTCATCTTCTAGGATGTCTTCATCCTCTTCGTCCTCTTCGTCTTCTTCGTCCTCGTTTGCCATCTCGCCTTCAGCATTTTCCTCTGCAGCGAGTTCTCCTTCTGAAAGATTCTCTTCTTCGGACTCTTCCTCTTCTTCGTCCTCTTCCTCGTATGGAACTTCAGCAGTTTCATCGTCTTCGGTCATTGCGTCTTCCATTGCGCGAGGACGTGGCTTCTTCTTTTTCTTATCGTCTTCTTCTTCCATTGAAGCCATTGCTTCATCAGCTGCTTTTTCGTTCAATGCTTTTTGGAGCATCTCGTACTCTTCGGCACGGAGAACTTTCATTTCAATGGGCAATGCTCCGCACTTACCGCAAACTGGCGCTCCTGCGCTGTATCCACAATCTGCAGTTCCAAGTCCCTTGGCGCACTTAAGGACATTGCCCTCTGCATCAATGCTGACACCGGCTACTTGATTTGGGCTATTTGAGTCCATGAAACCAATCCTTTTGGAAAACTAATTTATAACACACTAGTATAACTCACTCATTTATAGTGGATTAATGAAATTGCTATTCTGAACGGAACTTCTCAAATTCCTCTGCACTAATTCCGAGTTTGTCAAGCAACAGTCGAATCTGGGCTGGGGTGATTGTTAATGGGCTTTTTCCACGTGAACCACTTGCAGAACGCGGATTATTAATGAAGTTTTTGGCGGCAGATATTGAAGGTCTGCGACCAGTTATTTCAGCAATTGCCTCTACTACTTTCTGTGGGAATCCGCGTCTACCTCTTGCTGAGTCAAATGCTTGATTTTTGAAAACATCGGCAAGTGGCATGCTGTCTGTTCGTCTTGGCTCAGGAGCAACATTTAGTTCTTCTGGGCTGTAAATATCGGCACTGCGCTTATTTGACTTCTTTGCCTTGAGAAGGGTGTCAATCTCATCTGCAGTAATTCCTTCTGCAAAGATTCTCCTCCATGTGTCACGACCGAATATCTTGGCATTTTCTCTTGCACTTGGCGTGTTGCCTCTTGAAACTGAGTACACCGGTGCATCGGGGTCAATTCCAACCTCTTCAAATACTGCCCTTGGGTCAATGTATTTCCGCTTACGGCTTGTTCTTGGACCTCTTGCACCCGGAACATCTGGTGCTGTATCTTCAACATCTGGAATTTTGTCGTAATCAGTAATAGGGTTGCCTGATTCGTCATAGTAGGCAAGGGGGTCATTATTTACACCCCACAATGTTCTGTCTTCACCAGCAACTCGTATCCGCAGGTTGTCAAGCAAGTAAATATCGCTTGTTCTTGCACCTGGTTTTCTCATTTTTTTCGCAACAGCGACATCAATACCAAGTTCATCAGCAAGTTGGGCATCAGACATACTTCCTCTGTCTGTACCACCGAACTTTTCGGCAACCCTAGCAATGATTGGTTCAAAACCCCATGAGCGACCACTTCTTTCACCTTCAAAGAAGATGTCTCGCTCAATCATGTCAATCGGGTTCTTTTGGTCTCCCCGTGAAGCAAAACCATATTCCGAAGCATCTGGACCACTGCGACGCTTTCCTGGGCGCTTCTTTGAGCGGAGTCTGTCTCCATCTGCAAATCGCTGACGGTCTTCAGGAGACCAACGCGCCTTGGGGGTGCGAGGACCTTTGTCGCCACGAGATGCTAGACCACCGCCACGATTCATGCGAGATTCAGAAATCATTTCATCATGAAGTTTTACAGCTCTATCCAGCGCCCATTTTGGTGGTGGTGCATAGCGGGAACGTTCATCTTGCATATCATTGACGATTTTGTCTATGCGTGGCTTGTATTTCTTATTAAACTCGTCATTACCTATGATTTCTTTCATTGCACTTGAGATGTATTCTAGATAGGCGCCAATTTCCATTTCCGTATCTTCAAATGCATCAGAACTTGTTCTATTTTCGTTATATTCAACAGGCATCCTTGGTGTTGCAATTTTTTCAAGTTTTGAAACAGAACTTTGAGCATCACCCCGTGAAGGGAAACCGCCCCTATTTCCACGTAGTGTCATTCTGTTCAGTGCATCCCACTGTCTGTCGGACAGTTCGCCATTTCGGTCGTACTGTGCAACGACGCTTCTCGTGAACGGGGTGTTCATTCTTCTTGCAATGGCAATGATTTCGTTCTTCTCTGGGGTGCTGAGATTCATTCTGCTTGCAAAACCATCCTCTGGAGATGGCTCTTCAGGCATCATGTCTTCTTGTTCCATTAAGTAGTCTTGAGCGGCATCGTATGCCCAGTCCATTGCATCAAGTTCATCTGGGTCCATTGAGTCACCACCAGAAGCAAAGCCACCCTCATAGACCTGACCGTTTTCATCAAGCAATGAACCAGTTTGTGGGTGGTCAAATGCTTGAGCCCATACGGTCTTGTTTTCATCACTTAGCATTGAAGGCTTGAGCGATGCTTGGTATGCAGTTTCGCCAAGTTCATCAGCATAAACATTGTCCCATTGACCAAGAACTCTGGTCTTGCCTTTGTCCTTGCCATTGGTGATGATTTGCTCTGCTCTTACGAAGTATGTATCGCTTCCGCCGTCGTAGCCAACGATTACTTGCTGGTTTCTGTTGACCGGAAGAACCATTTCGTTGTTACGCTTCTTCGCTCTTGTTCCAGAAATTGCCATAAGGTTTCCACGGCCAATTTGAGAGAGTGCTGTTCGCATGTCAAACTCACTTGGCTCGTATCCACCTGGTGTTGGCCAGTCTCCACGTGATGCAAAACCTTCAACGGAAACTACTGGTTCGCCAACAACGGCGATTTCTGGTGTTTCAAATTCTGCCTTTTCACCATTGGAGAACTTACTCTTTGCATTTGGTGAAATATCCAGAATGTAATTGACGGCTTTTTGTGCATCAGTCATTGCTTTCTGAAGGGCATCTGGGTCTTGCTTTAGAGCCTTCAACCATGATGCAAGGTAAGGTCCATGATTTTCTTGAATGTCTGGCTCAATATTGTGAGAAGACATGAATATGGCCGAAGCGATTTCTGCTACAAGTTCTTCGTAAGCATATTCAGGTGTTCCAAATGCGCCCATCTGCTCTCTGTCAAGACGACCCTTGCCACCCGTCCAGTGCATCAACTCATGGCCTACTGTTGAGTAGTAACTTCTAGCATCATTGAAATTCTCAAAGTTCGGAACTTGGATAAAGTCACCGCTTGGTTGGAAGAACGCTCTGTCTCCACCATTTTTGATAACAGCAGGAATTTCTGAAATAGTTTTTTCTAGGTCAGCAACTCGTTCTGCTTCTGGAAGGATTTCCTTCTTGTCAAAGTCAGCTGGCATTCCATCAATCTGTTTAAGGTTGAACACTGTTGCAGCCTTAAAAATGATTTTGCCTTCACCCATTGTTCCGTCGGCTTTTTCTTTGCCTTTCATGAACATTGGAACAAAGATTTGTGTTCCTTTTTCGCCCTTGCGAACTTGTCCGCCAAGACCCTGCCACTGGTTATATGTTGCCCACTTATTGGAGTCGTAACCTTTTATGTCCGACATTACGGACAAGAAGAACCAGTTAGAACCTGAGTATTTTTTACCAGTTGCACCGTTTTCTGGCATTCCGGTTCTTCTCCATGGGAGTTTCCATTTGCCAAGATTTTCAGGGTCTTCTAAGGCATCAATGAGTTGCTTTTGCATATCTGCAAAAACATCTTCCTTTGTCCTTCTCTTTACACCGCTCTCTCCTCTTGAAGCAAATCCACGAGGGGTCAGTCCAATGACGTCACCATCTGAATATCCTCCAAGAATCGAGAGCGGGTCAACTTTTGGGCGGTCGCCGCCAGTCTTTGGGGTTGCACCATCAAGAATGTCTTGAGCGAGTATTTCTTGCATCTTTCCTGCAACCAATGAATTCGGCTCACCATACTCATTGGTTAGTCTGTAACCAGCAATACCTTCTTTTGAAAGAGCATCTTTCGCTCTTTGCATTAGATTGTCGTACTCTGGGTCGCCAGAATTTGCCATTTCAGCAAGCCTGCGTTCTGCAGTCATTCTTGCTCTGTTCTTAGGAGTGTTTCTTAAACTTGGGTCACCTGTTCTTCTTGGCTTTTTAGGACGAGATGGAATATTTCCATATCTGTCAAAATCAACTCCACCTGAAGCCAATCCGCCAGTCCTTTGGTTGGAGCCCTTAATGATATTCTCTATAATTTCTCTGCGCTTATTCTCAAGGTCAGACGCTACTGCAGCCATCTCAAAGGCATCCATGTTCTTTGCAAACAGTCTTTCAAAATCTGTTTCTGAAAGACCCAAGTCAACAAGCATGTCATCAATTTCTTTTTCGCTCATTGTTGGGTTCATTTCCTCTGCTTTTTGTCTTGCCCAGAAAGAGTAGTCATCGCTGGCCCTCTTGAGGTCTCGTTCAAGGGTAATCAAATTTGCCTTTGCCTCTTCGTCGTAAAGTCTTCCTATTTCATCGTCAATTTCTCCCAATGATGCACCATCTCGTTGCATTTTATTGAAATATGCACGATTATTGTCAATCATGTCGTCGGCAACTCTTCTTTTTTGACCTCTTGTCATATTGGACCACGGTACAGTATTGATTGATGGCTTATATTCAGCCGAATCAGCCCAAACTCCACCCCCAGCTGGTGGAAGAACTCTGTCAAGAGCATTAAAGATTGAAGGATTTCTATCAAGTTCTGTGTCAAGAAGGGTCATAGGGGCATCTGGATTGAATGCAGATGTTTGACGTGAAGCGAATCCGTCCATTGGTTCTTCGTCCATATAGTCATATTCTTCGGGCATGTCGGCAGCAAGTTGGTCAATTGACCGCTTCATTCTGCTTACATAATCTTCTGCTTCACTAATATCTGTTGAATCGCTTTCAAGAGGATTGTCAATTAGTGACTCAGCAGTTAAGAATGCTGCTCCGTCTAGACCGTATGCGCCAAGTTCTCTATCGCTTATGCCGAGAGCATTGACTTCGTCTCGTAGACTAGAGAATGCATCCATGAGCGAATTAGAACGTTCCTCACGGAGTTCTTGTGCCCGTTGAGCCCAAAACTCGTACGCATCTTCAATGCTTGGTGCTTCTTCATCAAATTCATTAAAGTATGCTTCCATGACCATTTCGTCATTCTTGGCTTTGTCTTCAGGACTGTAACCAAATTCTCTTAAATCGTCGTACTCTTCATTAAGCACACCACCTGAGGCGAAGCCATCTTCAAAGTCTGCTGGTTTTCCGTCCGGACCAACCCAAAAACCATTTTCGTCTTGGGTTTGGACTATTCTCTTGCGCCTTGGCGATGAAGGCTTGGCGAATATTCTTGGTCCGTAGAACTCAATCAATTCATCAATCCGTTGCTTTCGCTCTTCTGGGTCGGTGATTTCAGCAAGGGCTTCTCTGTCATCAGAGTGCATTCTTGAAGGAACGATTCTTTGACCAGTACTGCTCTCATTGATTGATGCACGTGAAGCTAATCCGTCTTCAACGCTGTAATCCATTGGCTCACCATCACGGTCCATGTTCCCAATTGGATTTGTTGCATTGCGTCCAGCCGCTCTATCTCTTGCTCTTTGGGCTGCGAGTTCGCGTCCGTATTCTGCATCGTCTGGCGGTGGTCCAAGTCGACCTGAAGCGAATCCATCACGACCGTTTCGTCGTCCATTTATCTTCTGAATATCAGAAGTCGTGTATGCGCGCTTGTTGTAGTTTGTTGCCCGACCATTTTCATCAAGGTAGAAACCATTTGCGTTTGTACGATTGGTGATTTTTGGATTTGACCTCTCGCCCATATCACCCATTGAGTAAAACGCTGATTCAGGGATTGCTGTTTCTGTTCTGAATTCAAAGTCGTCGCGCACTCTACGAAGAGTTGCTCCACGACTATCAGATGCTTCAATGTCGTCAACTACAGACTGTGGAACATTCTGGTAAACATAGAATTCTCCGTTGCCCTTGCCGTCACGTCCACGATACTCAACTCGCAGTTCACGCTTGTCTGGGTCGTATTCAACACGGTTGAGTGCGGCGCTTGAGCCAACATCAATTTTGCGGTAACCCATACCAAGTTCTTCTGCTTGCATTTCCATCATTGCAATCTGACGGTCGTCATAGGCTCGTGCTTTTGCATCAGCAGTAATTTCATCTGCTGAAGTGCCTGTACCAGCATTGATTGCTGAGTCAACAGCACGTGCAAAATAAGCACGTTGTTCTTCTGGTCCAATCTTGTCCCAGTGTGCATCAACTTGTGCTTCGTATCCACCAGCACCGAGGTCGTCTTCTGCGCCTGGAGTACGCTCCATTCTGTCGTTTGCCCCAGCGCGTCGAACCGACTTTGACGCCTTCAGTCTGTTGATTATTTTGCCCTTAGAAGAAGCCGAGGCAAGTTCATTTGCCTCATCTGCTGTTACACCTTCGTAGATATAACTTCCAGCAGCATTTCCGTCTTTGTCCTTGAAAGTGACAACGAGTTCTTCTGCATTTGGGTCGTAATACGACTCGTAAAGAGCAGCACTTCTGCGAACATCAATGTCTTGAATTGCCGATGAACGACCACCAGCAGATGGAGTCATATCTCCACGACCATTGATTGCATCAACTGTTCTTGGGTTCGTTACTTCAACATCGTAATTTTTCTTTACGTCATTGATTACACGACCAATTGAGTTTGAACCACGAACTTCGTTGTCAAAGTAGTCTGCAGGAACACCAGAGTAGGTGTAATACCTTGCTTCACCACCAGTCTGTCCAGGCTTAAATGCAACATGGAGTTCACCGGTATTGCGGTCGTAGTGAACTGCCTCAATCGCACTTGAGTTTGGAGTTTCAAAAGTATCAAAGCGTGAACCGCCACGTGATGCAAATCCAGACCGTGAATTTCTGAGTGTTTGACGTGCAGTTTCATCTGCGCGAGCATTTCTTCCACCAAATGCTTCTCGTGCTGTAAGTGGGTTTGTTCTACCTTCAAACAATCTGTCTTCTGGGTAGTTTTCATTCCAATCAAGTTCATCAAATGGCTCTGGAACACTATTGAGGTCTGATTCTGCTACTTTATAATTTTCTTCTTCTCTGCGCAGGCTTTCATCAAGAGCAGTGCGGAGAAGTTTTTTTGCTCGCTCATTATTTGTAGTACTTGGGTCTTCAAGAAGCGATGCAATCTCATCTGCATCTGATTCAGAATCAAAGGCTCCATACTTGTCTGGATTCGTAAATGCTCTTAAATCATCAAGAATGCTCCTTAATGAACCAGCCTCGTCTTCAATGTCTTCTTCGTCACTTATAGAGTCAACGCGATTCAAAGATTTTTCAATATCTTGGAGTTCATTCCATGATGCAGAGTAATCATCCATCCATGATTTCATCCGTGCATAGTCATCACGGTGACCTTGAATCAAGCCATCAATTTCTTCAATTGCACTATCCATGCTGTCAAGCATGTTGTAATCATCTTCGTCAAAATTTGGATTATCAGTACCACCAAGAACATCGTAGATATCTGTATTTGGGGTAATGGTAATACCGTTTGCTTCTGCAATTTCCGTAGCAATTTCTCGACGTTTTTTAATTAATTCTGTTCGTTGCTCCATGAGATTGTAATAGGCGCGCGGGCCATACGCATCATCAAGGGATGCCATGTCACTTCCACTTATGGTGGTCAGTTTCGCAACATCTTTTTCGTAATCTTCAGTTGATTTACGAGCTCCACGTGATGCAAGACCGAAGTCCTCTTCACCTAGCGTGTTGGCATCATCTTGATTCTTTTCTCTCTTGAGAACATCTTTACTCAAAGAAGCCCTCATGGAGTCCATGGTTTTTCTGGCTTCTTCGTAATCAGAGTAATCCGCACTCATTGGATTCTTGATTATTTCTTCAACATAGGCAAACTCAGAACCGTCGTAAGCCGTTCCTCTACGCTCAGTCGTGGTAAAACCTTCAGCCAAAGCTTCCATCTCGTAAAGTTCCGAAAGCATCTCGTCGGTGTACTTTTCGCGTGTGGTTAAACCTCTTCCATCCCACTCTTCTGCAGCCAACCGAAGTTTTTCGTCATCGCTGTATGTATCGCCATCAAAATAGCCATCTGCATCTAGTTCGTCAACGAAATCTTTTTGAGTTTGACGGTCAAGTTCTTCATATCTAAAAATTGTAGGAATGTCAAATTTACTGATTCTTACAGGTTCTCCAAGACCCATTGCAGCATCGCTACTGCGTGAACCAAATCCCATGTCTCCAGCATCACCAAAATCGGCGAAGTCTGGGTGGAATTCTGGGTTCTGCTGGAGGAAGTCGTCGTAGTCAAAGCCGCCTTCTTCTAGTTCATTCTTAATTCTTGCCCAGTCTCCACGACCGTTGAGATAGTTCTCAATTGACTCATACAAATCTTCTTGTTCTTTGCTTGTCAAATCATTGTATGGACGCATTTCTGGTGTCGCATCTCCACTGGATGCAAAACCATTCCTAAAGTAAGGTCGCATGAGGTCTTGGTTTTCTTGCACGAATTTGTTTTTGCCGTTAGCAAATTTTTCAAAATCACCCCACCAAGTCCATTGAGGTGTGACGCGTGTGTCGCCATCATCATCAACTTCATATTCAATTTCACCGTTGATTGCTTCTTTAGCAAAATCTTCAAGTTCTGTAATGAAATATTTTCCGTCACTGCTCTTCTTGCCTGTATATTGTTTGTTTCGGAACGATTCTTCTAAAACGCGCAATGCACTAGGAGCATCATCAAGCATATCCAAGGTTTGCATATGCTCATATCGGGTTCTGTTTCCGTCCCCAGTATTAAGGTCACGACTCCGTCTATTTGCACTATTGGTTATTTCTACGATTTTATTTCGAGATTTTCTAAATTCATTAATAAAATCACTTTGTGGATTATCAAGAATTGATTTGATTTTTGCAAATTCTTCGTCAATGGCATCTGCTTCTTCTTTTGTTAATAAGCCATTGTTGCGTCCTTCAGATACTGCATCCGAAGATTCTTTTATTCTTCTGAATAAATCTTCTTTACTAACACTGCTGTATCGCCAATCCCGTTCGCCACTTTCAATTAACTGTTTGAATAAATCTTCATCCTTTAGTGCTGGTGTTGCAACATATTCAATGCCATCTATCTCAAGAATGAAAGAATCTTCTCTTATATCAAGACCCTTTTCATCGTCTATCTGTAGAGCCACATTGTCGGCAGCAGACTTATCACGCTTCGCTATGTATTCCTTGATGTCGTTGATTATTTCTGTTTGCACTTTTTCAGGGATATTGTCCCATTCATCATCGGAAGTTGCATCGTAGTCTGGTTCTCGTTCGTCAAAATCAAAATACGGGTCTGAGTCTGGGTCGTACATTCCATCTCTGAACGAAGCAAAACCCCTATCCTCACCACGTGAACCAAAACCATTATCCTCAAAAGGACTCATCTTGTCAATGGTGAATGTCTTTTTTACACCCTCTGAATCTTGACCAACCATGTTGACTTTGCCCGTTTTTGGGTTTTTAAAAGTCTGGACTGGGAAAACTTCTCTGTTCTTGCCGTTGTAATTGAATCTAAGTGTCTGACCGTTGTATCGTGCATCGTTAACTAATTTTTCGAGTGCATCTGCATCAGCAATTTGTTCTGCCGTTGGAGTGACAATTGATTCTTTTCCAGCAGAAACCACTGGTCTCGCACCCGGAGCAATAGTGTCACCAGTCCGTCTACTATCAACAAAACCACTTGGCTTTTTGGCAGCATTCTTTTTCTTTTCTTTATCTGCTCTATTCTTTAGAACACTCCACTGCTTGTCTGAAAGGCGCCCACGCTTTCTATAATCCCCCAACAGTTTCTGAATGAATTCATCTGATGAACCATCAAGGGTGTCAATGATTTCTTTTCGCTCTTCAAGCGATAGACCACCGCCACTATAGGTCGCTGTTGACTCTGGGTATCTCCGGCGACCACCACCGCCACCGCCAACTTCTCTAACTATGCTGAAACCGTCTCTTGTTGCATCATAGATTCCGTCCCCATCTTCAGCAGCAAATCGTATTTCGGTCTGACCGTCGGACATCACGACATAGCCATCACTTGAAGTGCCGTCTGGGTTGGTTCGGTATGAACGTGAACCAAATCCAATTTGACGTTCGTTGTAATCATCAGCCGCTGCTTCAATGTAGTTATCGTAAGCAAGAGCCATTGCATACAGAGAGTCTCCGTCTGCTTCTTTCAGATACTCATCGTGTAGAGCGTCGTTGTTCATCCAGTATTCAGTAACATTTCGTGCATCGTCTTCACGTGCACCGTTTGCTTTCAAGGCTTCGATTGCTTGCTTTTCAAAGTCTTTTGCATATCCATATTTTTCTGGATTTGCTTCAAAGTCACCTTGTGCAACTTCTGGGTTATAATCACGTGAACCAGGACGCTCGCTTCCTGGATTGTTCTCAAAGTATGCCTGCTCAATGTCAGACTTATCGTCATCAGATAATTCATCGTATGAAGACCACCACTTACCAAGTGATGCAAATCCATCTGTTGCATTTTCTGCGTCTACCATTGCATCCGTTAGGTCGTCTAACTTGTTCTCGTGTTTACGAATCTGTCTGGTAGTTGCATTTGCTTCACTGCGAGTCATTGCATAACGTTTCATCAAGGTTTTCTTGAGTTCCTCGTCATCCATTTGGGTGTAATCCATGAAATAATCGCCGTACTCACGGTCAAGGAAGTTTTTGAATTCCTCTAACTCCTCTAGTGGCGTTGGTTTTTGTAGCGATGGTGGAAGACCACGTGAGGCAAAGCCGTCACGACTACGCATGTAGTCTTCGTAGTCTGGTTCAGGAATGGTGTCCTCAACCATGTCATCGTAGTAATCTTCTTCTAGTTGTCTGAAGAACTTAGAAAGTATTTCGTCACCTGCTTCGTCACTAATAGTCTTGTCATCAGACAAGTACCTATTATGCAAATCTTCAAGTTGGGAGTCACTTAACTGACTTCCGGTTCTACTGTTGTACTTTTCCAACTGGTCAAATGTGATGTCTGTATCAAACTTGACTTTGTCAGTCAACCACTGTTCTATGTATTCATCACTGAGTTCTTCATCATCTGGCTCAATTGACCTTCTAGGGTCACCCCAAAGTCCATCTCCACGCGATGAAAGACCACGGGCAGAATCTCTTCCTTGTTCGAGAATTGAGTCTTGTTCATCTGCCGACAAACTGTCCCATCTTGACTTCTCTGTTTCAAGGTCTGCTGGATTTGCAAGGTCAGCAAACTCTTTGTCAAGTTGACCATAGAAGCCTTCTTCGTATGATGCAAAAATATCTTCAGCATCTGCCTGCAACCCAGAGTCCGTTGACCAGTCGCCTTCTGGCAACAAATCGCCAATTCGTTCTGCTGGTGAATCGCCAGCCCATTCACCACTAAGCGGACCGCCGGTTCCATCTTCAAGAAGATATGCAACTATTCCGTTTTCACGAATAAAGTCTTTATCTTCATCACTTAGATTCTTCAGATTGTCTGCAAGAATCTGCGCTCTTCCTGATGCAATATCTGAACCACGCTTGCGCGATGCATCAATTCTGCTTTGTTGTTCTGGGGTTACATCTCCACGGCTACTAAAGCCACGCTTTGAGCGATTTTTTTCGTATTCAGCGAGAAGTTCTCCGTATTTTGGTTTCTCGTAGCGTGGATTGTTGCGACCAGTAAAACCATATCCGGGACGAAGGTCTTCTGGAGCATTTCCTTCTTCCAAGATGTCACGAACTCCACTGACATCAAATGTTTCTCTACCAGTTGATTCCGTTCTCTTTGGTGGAACGAATTCTTTTCCGAACTGATTCTTGTATGCTTCGCGGCGTGAGAATTCATGAGAAATCTTAAAGAGTTCTCCATCTGTTGCTTCTCTTGCAGAGCCAGTTTGTCCACGTCGAGCAGCAACAAGTTTCTGTCCTTCTGCACGGAGACCCTCTTCAGACATGTCCCAATACTTAGCAAGTCCTTCATTTTCTGGTCGGCGATTAGCAAGGAATGAAATATCATCCATTGTCCGTGGTTGAAGTTCGCCTGCAGCAAGTGCTTCTTGGCGCTCTTGACCTTGAAGAAGACTTGGGTCTTTCGTTGGCTTCTTGCCGGTTCTAATTGTTGGCTTGTCAAGAAGTTCAGATGAATTCCTCTTCTTTCCACCAACTTCTGGCAAGTCCATGTCTGGCTTCTTGATAGGAATATATGGTCTTTGGAATGCAGTACCGTCTTGTGCAAATCCGTCGTTGTCACCGTCAATTGCATACGGGTTGAACGACTGTGCAAGGGTTCGCAGGTTTCCTACGGATTGACCAATCGTTTGGCCGATTGCTTTAACTGCATTCTGAAGCGCATCAATTGCTTGTGCAGAGATGCTTCCATTAACAATGATTCCATTGTCAGAGTCAGTTGTTGAGAGTTTATGGTAATTAAATACTGGCTGGAGCATGCTCTTTGCTTGCACCATATGAATTTGAGGAATTTCAATAAGGTGTGCATATGCAGACTTGCCAACACCAACTTGACCACCAAGCATCGTGTTCATTTCATCTTGGTCATCATCACGGTATGGAATTTGCTGTGGTTGCATAGGAACCATTGATGCATCAGCAGGTTTGACTTCAATTTCTTGCTGAATTTGTGGCTTGTTGTCACTTCCAGAATATGCTTCTGGTTTTCCAAACATGAATGTGTTGTAACCATCTGGTGTGTGGTATCCAACTCTGTACATTGAAACTTTTCCATCAGTGGTTGTTCTACGGAAAACGATAAAGCTATCTGTTGCTTCAACAATGTCAACTTTTGAACCAGTTCTTTCACTGAGTTCTGCTTGGATTTTTTGAACTTTGTCTGCTTCTAGTGGTTGTGCAAGACCTTCTGCAAAAATGTTAAATGGTTCGTCTTGTTCTTGTTCTTTTTCTGGGGCAGCAATTACAATCATTCTTGGCTGTTGCTGTTCGCCCATCATTGGCATGCCAGCAATAATTGGCATCATGTGATTCTTCTGTTCGCTCTTTACTGAGATAGTTCCAGTCAATTGGTTTGCACCATGAAGAACTGGAGAAACTTCGTAGAGTTCAACTTCCTTCAAAACATTTGCTTGCTGGGCTGGGTCAAATGCACCATTGATTGTCTTATAACCAATTGACCACTCTTGCTCTTCGCCGAAGAATGCAACGCTTGCAAATGCTTCTTTACCTTTTTCTGATTGAAGGTTGAATTGAACCTTTGCATACAAACCACCGATTCCAGCATTTCTCATCTTTGCTGGAAGACGTGAGTCTCCTGGTGGAACTTCGTACATCTCAAGTACTTTTCCGATTGGGTCATTCCAACTGTGCGCCCAAACAACTCGTGGCTTGCGACGAGTAAGGCTCTTTGCAAATGCACCTGTTACAACAATGTCGCCTACTGAGTCTTTGTTGCCAATACCAGCAACGAAACACTCGACAATTCCTTGCATTTCATCAAGAGAAATTGCACCACTAGCAGCAGATTTGAATTCAAATTGTTCGTTCATTTTGCACCAATCAAATAAGAGTATTTAAATCATAAGACACTTATTTGATGAGCGAATGCAACTAATCGCCAAAAAGTCTTCGTTTCACTATATGCATATAGTGAAATTAGTAAATCGAATTCCAGGCTCCGTGAGTTTCTTCAAATGCAATTTCATGGCGGACTTTTCCATGCAAGTTCGTGTACATCTCAATAATTTCTTTCTTGAGCGACTCGTGTCTTGCTTCTTCACCTGGGGTGTTGATTGCATTGATGATGGCATTCTTTACTTGCGAGTACATATCGGCATTAATCTGCTTAATGTTCTCAATGTGGCGGTAAACCTTCACACTGATATCAAGCGAACTCCAGTTTGCATTTGGCTGTCTGATTTCAATGGCATCTTTGACGATTGCTGAAAGCACTGGTTTGATGTCATCTTCTAGTTGCTTATCCCAGACATCAGGGTTGATGATTGACTCGGCATCAAGTGTCCCTGCAAATAGTGCTTTGCGTGACTTAATCCCATTTGCCTTTTCCATGACAACACGTTGTTGTCTTTCAAGAACTCGCTCAAGGGAGCGGTCAAGAATTTCAACCCATCTGTCAAGAGTTCTAGACAAGTCCTCAGACTTGAACTGCATCGGCCCACTTGCTGAAGCCATCCCCTCTGGGAGAGGTGCTGTTGCAGTTTCGGGTGCGCCCATAGGTGGAGCGATTTCTCCGGGATTTGCACCCATTCCACTTGTTGCTGCAGCCAATGCACCAGCCATCGTGTTCGGGTCAAGACCACTTGGAGGTGCTCCCTCAACTGGTGGCATTCCCGGAGGCATTGCCCCTTCTGGCGGTGGCATTCCAGGTGCTCCCGGCGCCCCAGGTGCTCCACCAGCCATCATCGGTGGCTCTTCCATCTTCTTCTTAGTGTTGGCAATTGGCGTCAAGTTTGGATTCAATAGAAGCGAGTCAGCAAGGTCAGCTTCAACTTCCTTGCGACCACTAAGCAATCTGTATTCATTGACACTGATTACACCCTGTGATAATTCTTCTTTCAAATATCTTTCACGCTCTTGTTTGTAGAGCATGAGGACAGGAACCTCGCTTGTATCAAAGTCAACGTAGTTGACAGGGTCAAGTTCGTCAAGTGCTCGTGCAAGAGGCTCAAGGTGGGGAAGCATTGTCTCTGTCCAGAACACGCGGATTTCTTCTCCAGCATTGCTGAAGGTTCTTCCTGCAGCATTGCCGATTACCGTTTCAGGAACACCGAATGCAGCGAGAATTTCTTCTTTTGTAATCTGGCGCATCTGAATATAAGCGGCATCTCTTGGACTAGCAGAAACATCAACAAAATCAACTCCATCGTCTGCTGACAGAACTGTCGTTCTGCCCGTTGTTGCAAGGTTTCCTCTGAATCGACTCTTCAATTCTTCTTTATCGTCGTCATCAATTTCGCCCTTAACAACCAAGAGGCTTCCCGGACGACCATCATTCATTAGGAAGTTTCTGTTGTACAACTTTGCAAAGTTCTCAATTTCAATTGCAATTCCAGCTGATTCCATTGGTGTTAATGAGAGGTATGGGTCAAGTGGGTGTGGTCTTCTTACCCATACAACATCTTCAGGCTTGAGAATTACTGGCTCTCCGTTTGGCATCATCACTTCGTAACCAGAAACGAATTTCTTTGGACACGGGATTGGTGATGTTGCTTGAGGTGGCAATAGGTTTAGACCAATAATGTCTCCATCGCGCCCACGAACCTTTTCAATGAATGCCCCACGAGTTCCAAGGAGTAATTGCGATGAAAGTCTGTAGCGGAAGATAAATGAGTTTTCGCCAATGTTTGACTTAGTGTTAAGAACTTCAAGCAGGGTTGAATTTTCTGCCTTCTTGCCAACAAGGATTTCTCCATCTGGAGAGTTGTCTTTTCTCAAAATAATTGGAAGTCTTGCTTGGTTGCCTGCAATTACGTCAATGCATCTGGCCACCCAAGTAACTCGTTGCATTCCTTCTCGGTACGCACGTTCAATGTCCCATGAGTCCTTGTATGGCTTGCCGGTAAAAGACTGATTTTGCGCTACGGGCGCACCGGGTCCAATGAGTGCCTTGGAGTTAATATTGTTGAGGGCTTTATTTGAACCTGTGTTCCATGCCATAATTATTCAAGACCTAACAAGAATCCGACTATTCCACATGCCAAACCTGCGACTATCAATCCAGCTGGAGGGAATATGAAACCAGCACCGATTGCTGTTAATAGTATAAATGACAGCATTAAAAAATTAGCGATATAACTACGGTTTATTAAAACAAGCCTGAGTCTTGCAAATATTCTTTTCATGCGCACCGTCCTACATTACCCGATTAGTGTGTTCTAATCTAGAACAACAATTTTTATTTGGAGATTAAATGCCTAACTGGGGTGAAATTCTTGAATACCTCGAACCGAAGGAGCCTTTGTATTGTCCTGAAGAAGGTTCACTTAATCAGCGAGCATTTCTAAGATACTACGGATTAGAAGCATTATTCGGTGGTGCTGCTGGTGGTGGTAAGTCTTCAGCCTTATTAATGGCTGCCCTTCAGTATGTTGATGTCCCTGGTTACTCAGCAATTCTTTTCCGTCGAACATTTGCCGACTTGTCACTCCCTGGTGCTCTTATGGACCGCTTTAAGTCTTGGGTTTCCAATTATGACGATGTTCATTGGAATAACAACAGCTTTCAAGCCACATTTCCATCTGGAGCAAGAATTTCTTTCGGTTATTTAAATAACGTCGGTGACTATCTTCGTTACAAGGGTTCTGAGTTCCAATTCATTGGAATGGACGAGGTAACCGAAATTCGAGAATCTGACTATCGCTACCTCTTCTCCCGTTTGCGTCGTCCTGCTGGTGGTCCACTTTCTCAGGTTCCTTTGAGAATGCGTTCTGCATCAAACCCTGCCCCCAATTGGGTTAGACAGCGTTTCATCGTTGAGGGAAAGAGCGAGGGAAGAATTTTCGTCCCCTCAAGACTGACGGATAACCCTGGAATTGATGCTGAGTCATATCGCCAAGCACTATCCGCCCTTGACCCTGTGGAAAGAAGAAGACTTGAAGAAGGAGACTGGTGGGCTACGACCCTAGGAAGCCTCTTTGACCGTACTGCAATGGTCATTCTTGATGAAAATGAAATTCCCCAAATAACTTCAGCGGCACGAGTTGTGAGATTCTGGGACTTGGCAGCCACAGAGCCATCTCCAAC